GTGCCCGTCCGAGTCATCGTCTGCGGCGCCAGAGACTATGCCGACCACAACCACGTTCGGATCGTGCTGGACCACCTGCATGATCGCCGGGGCGTAGCCACCATCATCCAGACCAACAGCTGGGGCGTTGAACGCTGGGCGCGATATTGGGCCAAGTCCAGCCGCTGCGAGGTGATCACGTGTCAGAACGTGCTTGAGATGTTCGAGCTGCAGCCTGATGGCGTCGTAGCGTGGCCGGGGAAGACAAGGACTGCGGCCGTGCTAGCCGCCGCGAGAAAGGCCGGCGTCCCGGTCTACCAAGCACCACCGGCGGGAGCCCTTCCAGATAGATACCGAATCCTGCCCGTGCGCCGCTGACCGCCCCTCATCACTGGCAGGCCTGCACCGCCGCGCGCAGTTGCGCCTCGTAGCCGAGGTGCTGCTGCCGCTCAGCCAGCAACGCCCGGACCTTGGTCTGCAGGCTGTCCCCCTTCTGCAGGCTCGCCGTGGCCCAGGTCGGCTCCTGTACCGCCGGCGCCCGGCAGGGCACCGCCACCGGCACCTCTACGCGCACCGTGCGCAGCTCAGGCTCAACCTGGCCGGCGCATCCCGCCAGCGCGACCAACACCCCCATCACCAGCCATTTCATAGCCCCAACTCCTTGTCGATGACCACCTCTGCCGCTGCGCACTGATCGCCCTCGGCATGCTCCTGCTGCAGGCGCTGCGCGGAGGTGAAGTGCTGGCCGGCCTGCTGCTGGGCATCGGCCACCGCCTGGACGGCCTTAGCCTGGCGCTGCTCGGCCTGATCAGTCAGGCCGGCGATGGCCGCGTTCTGCTGGCCCACCAGTGCCTCGAGGTTGCCCCGGACAGCTCGACAGGCAGCCAGGTCCTGGGCGGCCTGGCCGAGCTGCGGCCGGTAGTGCCCGACGGCCAACCACACACCCAGGCCAGCGCCGGCACCAACCTGCAGCAGCGCGGCCAGCGCCAAGGCCAGTGGCTTCCAGTAGCTGAGCCAGGTCATGCCAGCACCGCCTTGGCCTTCTCCCACAGCGCCAGCCGATCCGCCTGACCGTTCAGGCCGCCGTTGATGCGTCGGGTGATGTCCTCGAAGCGCCCGGCATCGGCGAGCTCGTTCAGGCCGTGGCTCGACCACCACCAGGCTGCGGACGTGGCCGCCCACTCCGCTTGTTCCAGCAGCTCAGGCTGGTCGAGCAGCGGCAGACCCAGAGCGGCACCGACTTTCCGGTAGTTCTCCCGGCCGGTGATCTGGATCAGCCCCCGGCCCTTGAATCGAGCCCCGTCGCCCGGCTGGGTGTTGCCCAGGTCCTTGCGGCCTTCATAGCGCTGCTGCGCCGCCGTCGGGCCCCAGATCTCGCGCACGTAGCGCAGTTGGCCCGATTCATGGCCGATCTGCGCCAGGAACGCCGCCTGCCGCACAGGCGAGTCGATCCGGTAGCGCTGCATCGCCCGGTTGAGCGCAGAAACGAAAACGCCGGCACGAGGGCCGGCGTTGGGGTAGATGCGCAGCAGCTGCTGCTCGGTGAGGGGCATTCGTCTCTCCGTGCCGGATACCGGCCTTTGATTGGAAATGGCTTTTGGCTATTATCAATGTGTCAAGGAGGATAAATGAAGAGCATGCGAGATTTGATTAGGGATGACATTCAAGGCCTGCGCGCCATAGCGGTTCTAAGCGTATTTGCTTTCCATCTTGATCCATCATTACTTACTGGTGGCTTTATTGGCGTAGACATATTTTTTGTCATTTCTGGCTTTCTAATATCCGGGATAATTCTCAGAAACAAAGAATCCGGCAGATTCTCTATACTAAAATTCTATGAAAGCAGAATTCGCAGGATAACTCCCGCCTATTTCTCAGCGTTAACTATAGCAACTATAGCCTGTTCCATCCTCTTCACAAATTCGGACTTTCGAGTTTTCTGGAGCAGCCTGAAGCGTGCAGCTGTTTTTGACAGCAACAGCTTTTTCGCCGACTTCGGAGGGTATTTCGCATCATCAGCGCTTCAGTGGCCACTACTGCACACTTGGACACTTGCAATTGAGATGAAGATTTACTTCATCCTACCAATATTCCTAATTCTGATCCCTATTCGCGCACTGAAATATATAGTTCCAATCTCTATGATCGGAATTTTCTCGGCGTCGTATTTTCAATCATACGATATAATAACGCGACAGCAGCAATATTACTCAACCATACTTCGCGCACCAGAGTTCCTGCTAGGAACCACGCTAGCATTGCACTGGGCGACCATAGATCGCACTTTCGTAGAAAGAAATTTCGGCAATATTTGCGGCGCAATCGGACTGATATTTATCGCCCTATCCACAGTCCTTATAAGTGGCAAAACATCGTATCCAGGCTCTGCAGTCTTGCTTCCATGCATAGGCGCAGCGCTAATTATCTGCTCTCGCGGCTCAATCACAAACATGGCACTGAGTACGAGTGCACTGAGGCTGATAGGCGAATATTCCTACTCTATATATCTGTGGCACTGGATAGTACTAGCAATTACGAGATACGTATTAGGCGTCGAATCGCTACCATGGCCTGCAATGTTGGCCGCAGTCGCTATTACGAGCGCTCTGTCGTACCTCTCATTTAGATATGTTGAACAGCCCTTCCGACGAGTTGAGCTGCGCCGCCTGACGCTACGAGCCATCGCTATCGCAGTTTCCTTCTGCTCAATCGCCATTGCATCGCATTCCATCAACCGCGCAATTCCAGAGCCTGAATTTGCTGGGCGCAGCTCGCTGGACTTACGCTGCCATAATCAGATCAGCGGCCCTTGCCTGAAAGGTGATCAACTAAGCTCAACCGAATATCTTCTTATCGGCGATAGCCACGCCATGCTGCTCAATCCGTTCTTTGACTATATGGGCTCAACCAATGGGTTCAGGGTTCGAACAATCACAAATGATGCATGCCTGACTATCCCTGGAGGGGGCTATATATATTCCGAAAATTATGCAGATAGTTGCAAGCTACAGGCATCTCAGGTCAACAAGATAATGGACAGCTATCGAATCATTTTCGTCGCAGGGAGATGGGCGAAGCGGATTGATGACAACAAACTATTACTTAGCGATCTTGAATCATTCATGAAACGTGCAAAACGCAATAAAACCACTGTCGTTTTCATGGCGGACGTTCCAATCCTCTCCACAACCGCGGCGCGATCTGCACGTCTATCTTCGCTGGGATTCTCAACTGAGCTTCTGGTGACTGACGAGAACACGAAATCAAACATCAAGATGAAGCGCATAGTCGAAAAATATAGCAACGCGAAATTTCTAGATCTAACCTCAAGCGAGGTATTCCGTACGCCACCTACATTCAATGGCAACATCATATATTACGACGAGACGCACATAAATGCATATGGCTCTATGGCTTACGCGATAGATTCTGAAGAAGCATTCATGAAATTGCTACGCAAACTAAATGAGTTATACGCAACACAATAATCACGGAGGAGTATTTTTGTAAGGATGCCCGGAAGGAAGACTGCCCTGCAGACCATACCGCCATGCGGCCCATCCAAACATCCTATCGATATCATCAGACGAGAGAGTGGCGTTCCCCATCAGCACACAAGCCAACTCGATATCAGCGAAGGCCTCGGCTACAAAGCTTGCGCCTGAATATGAGGCACCGATCCCTATCGGACCTACGCTGGCGGTGTTGCTTGTTGATCCTGCGGCTGTCCAGAGGCCAGTCCCCGAAGCTGCCAACTGCCCGTCAATATGCATATCGATCTGACGGTCGGCCCATCGAAAATGATCCAGGCGCATGTACCAAGTTGCTGAAGATGCGACGCCATTGCTTGCGCTTCCAAATGAATCGGTATCCAAGCGCCTGCCACCTACAGCCTGGGTATTCGCAGCCATGGAGGAAATCCCCATGTACTGAGCCGCACGAACACCTGGAGAGGCGCCCCCGCGACCAACACCCGCAACAATCCGATTTATCGCAGAACCATCCGCCGCCGTCTTCTTCACGATCGAAAACATGTACCCATAGGTACGGTTCTGGAACAGCCCGAACGCAGCAGTGGCCGTTGTCTGCAGGACATCATTCACGCCGTCGAACAGCACAGTGCGGCGTCCATTCAGGCCGCCACTGACCGGCGTAGGGCGGTTGGCAGCGGCGGACTGTGAAACATCCCAGGCATTCCCGGAGCGGTCGCCCCACACGCTGACGGCGCCGGATGCCAGCGTCATGGGGCTGGAATCATCCAGCCAGAGACGAGGTGCGGCGGTCAGCAGCGATGGGTTCCAGCCCTGGGCATACGACATCAGAAGCGATTGCATGCTCATGTCAGCCCTACCCCGCTGATCAGCCATTCGGTGGCTGCGACCTTGACCGCCGTGGCAATCCCATTGGCCGCCAGTGTTCGACTCCCCGTTACCCCAGATCCGGCCAGGCGCATCGTATCGGTAGTGATCGCAATCGTGATCAGGCCAGCGCCGTTCTGGTTCAGGAACGTCACCATGTCACCGATGTTGAACGCTACGGAGCTGTTCGCCGGAATGGTAAACGTGCGGGCGGTCGTGTCGGCGCTGGGGTGCAGAATGTGCTTGCCCACATCCCCGAGGACCAGGGTGTAGTTCGCCGACTGTGAGTTCTGCGGCATGTTCCCCGACGATCCCCCGCTTGAGGAAACGGCCCAGGCTGTACCGTTCCACTCATAGGTCACATGCTCATCGAGAACGCGTACGGGCAGCCCCTCGCGAGGAGCGACGAACGTCCAAACCCCGAACGCCGTGATCCAATAGGCCAGGTTGTTCGCCTTTCCAGACCATGCCCCGGTGGGACTGGCGCCAACAATGTATAGAGCCCCATTCGCCGGGCTCCCTGGGGGCGCAGACAGGTCCTTGTCCAGCGCAGCACAACCAATGAGCTGGTCGATCATGGCGAACGCCTCGTTGGCGTTCAAATAGTTCGCCTGTCCGTTCGCCAGATCAGGCATGCCGAATTTGACGGTCAAAGTGTTGCCTCCAGGACGTAGCCGCGGCCGACAGTGCCGCTGAGCTGGTAGATGCGGAATGTGATCGAGGACTGAGCCGAACCGAAGTCGGTCGTCTGGTCTGCGGCGCTATAGGTCCAAGCCGGTGACGTGACAGAGATCGTGCGCTTCACGGTAGATCCCGACATGACATCGACTTCATAGGCCTCAGATGCCTCGCCCACCGGAGCAACGACGCCATTGGTCCACCAGGTGCTGCTCAGCCGGCTGCGGCGCGTGAACATTCCAGAGAAATTACTTGAAGTGTCGCGGGCACCCTTTGCGTACACCGGAGACAGGCATTCGAGGTTCACCCCTTGGTATGTGAACGCCGTGTCATCTGCGCTATCGATGCTGGCACCCTGAGTCACTCCGCGATAAAGCGACGGTACACCGATCGAGCCAACGGCCATGTCGATGAAGATGTTGTCGGTATCAGCGAGGAGAACCAGATAGTCGCCAGACTGGTGAAGCCCTGTGGCCCACTCGGTTCCGCGATCCCCCCGAACAAGCCCGGACAGTCGATAGCTGCCATCGGCCTGCAGCGCAGCATTCTGAAACCGGATGATCTCCCACCGGCCATAGGCCCCATAGGCTGCATAGTTCGCACCCAGCAGCATCTGGTCACGCGTGATCGACTCAAGCTCACCCGAGAGCATATCGACCACCAGTGCGCGCTGATCAATGAGCGTGCACGCACTGACCGGCAACGTCCCCCGGGCGAACCCGATCGTCGCTTTCCCGGTGAAGCCCTGCAGTTCTGTCCAGGTCTGCCCATTGTCGACCGACCGGACCATCACACCGCCGGGCCAGCCATCGGTATACCCGCTCATCACCCCCACGAATCCAGGGGTGTTCTGCACGGTCTCGTCGACTACGGGAATGTCGAGCTCAAGCGCCAGCGATTGGCCACGCAGAGGGACATTGCCACCTGGGCCAGGGCCAGGTGCGCCAGCTGCATTGCTCGAATAGATGGCGGCGTTGTTCAGCTTGGATTTGCAGGTGAGACGGCCATCCGATTCGTAGTTGATCTCGGTAAGACGCAGCTCGAATGTGCCGAACTTCGCTTGAACGGTGACAACGTCAGCCGCCTCAAGCGGAAGGTAGGTCGGCGGCAACACGGGGCCGTCAAAATCATCGCGCTCAAGCCAGCGCAGGAACAGCAGTTTCTCGGACATCTGCGCGATCTCGTCGTCGCTCAGAACCAGCGGGATGTCACGCTCCTCAGCATTGACCGCCGATGTGTTCAGGCGCTCGTAGGACTGGGTGGCCGACGCGTACTCCCTGGTCGAGCTCAACGCAGTGATGGTGACCTTCTGCGGAAGCTGCGAGTCCATCTCTCTGCTGTAGGGGAGCGAGTCGCCAATGTCAGAACTGTCGTTGGCCGCGAGGTCCTCCCACGGAATCGTCATCACCGAAGATTGCCCACGCGGGACGAACTTGATCTTGTAGCCGGAGGGGACGACATCGAATGGATATGCCCCCTGCAGCGGTTCGATCACAGACCTGATTGCGCCTCCCGAAACCCGATAGCCACGGACATCCTGCGTGAGCAATGAAACATCAATGTCACTCGGCTGGATGAGCTCGGAAAGCGCCACCTCGCTAGCGATGACATCGCCAAGATTCTGGTATCCATAGTCGAATTTCACTGACCGGATGAAGGAGATGATCGAACTACCAAACACCAAGGTCAGCACACCATCCGACGCCGCCCCCCAGATCTGGTTGGTCGAAAAGCTATGGGAAAGAACCTCGTCTTGGACGAAGTTGCCAGAAGCGTCGCGCAGGAACGTCCGCACGCTCGGGCCGATAGTCGCGCCATCACCGGAGTCGACCAACCACATGACCGCTCCCCCAGCCTCAACGATCGGCGTTGCCCCCTTATCCGGGTGGTAGATGTAGTTGCCGATCCAGCGTGTATAGGGAACCCCGGGAGAAAGCTGAACCTCATGCATCGAGACCAGGGCGCCGTCCGAGTAGATCTCGTAATAGCTCGACAGGTCTGCTCGGCGACGGAAGACGTAGAGAAGACCATCCACCACGTAGGCACCAAAGCCAATGTAGCTCTCACCCGCATAGGGCGTCAGCAGGGCGGTCTGGAGCCCGTTGGTATGCGCGCCATACACCGAAACGTAGGTGTAGGCGTTGTTGTAGTGGTACGACCAGGCCCATTTCCCATCGTGGCCGATGGGGTAGTTGAACGAGGACAGGGCAGGATTGACGTATTTCCCCGCAATCGATTGCGCCGAGACGAACTGACCATCTGCCAGCCGATATTTGAACTCGAAGTACCCTCCCACATCGCCGTAGTCCGGGCGCGGATCGCTAGGGTTGGCGGCAAAGGTCACCACTCCGCCTCCAGCGCTTACAACCGTAGCCGTATCGTTCAGCGCAATTCGTCCCTGGGCGGTCTCCAGGTATTCACGGAGTCCCTGGCCGTCAACCTCGGCAATTACCTCAACCTTGAACTGCGCCGCCTGCAAGGTGTTCGAGTAATCGGCCAGGGCAAAATCATCAAAGACGATGTAGGTGTAGCCCCTGAACGCCGGCGCATTCCCAACGCCAACATCAGCCTCATAGCGTGGATCGGGCAACTGATCATCCGTCCCCCGGTACAGCCTCCATCCCTTCGCGGCCTGGTTCGAGGCGATGATGGTTTCCAGATCGTCGCTGCCGGCGTTGTAGATGAGCTTGTCAGAACACCAGATGCGACGGATACCAGCAATCTCGCCTTGGCAGAGCATCAGGGCAAAGGTGGCGTAATAGCTGTAGGTCTTGGTGACCGTCGAAGGTCCGCCCTTGCCGCCTGACTTTTTCTTTTTGACGACTTCCTTGAGCTGGTTGTTCTCCATCCAGACGATCTGGCTGCCGGAGAGGCCGACAGTGCTGTAGACGCGCGGGATGTCGCCGCCGTACTCGCTGCCCTGGAAGGTCCGGCTGGATAGCTTCCCTTGCTCGATGACCGTCTTCTGCTGTTGAGAAAGACCAAGCAGAAGAGCACCGACTACCCCGACGCCGATGCCTATCGTTAAGGGATCAGACATCAGTCACCTCAGACACCTCGGAGAATGTGTAGGCACGAACGACGCGGCTGAACCAGGTCGAATCCAAGCGATGGACACAGACCGTCCCGTGCTGCTCGCTGGCATGGATGACATAGGGGTGGTCGCGGTATTCGCCGGCATGGATGGCGATGTGCTGGGGTTGTTTGGTCATGCGCATCAGCAGGACGTCACCCTTCTGCGCCTCGGAGACGGCGATGCGCTGCAGGGATGGCTGGGCGTCAATCTGGCGCTCCAGCTCACCGTCGAAGGGCGTGCGCGGGTAGCCATGGGCGTCCCGATGGGGAATGCCCAAGCGCTGGCAGACGAAGACGTAGAGGCCAGCGCAATCGAGCCCAAGCCCGACCACTCGCCCCTGATGGCGAAACGGCGTTCCCTCGGCCTCCAGGGCGGCAGAGACGATCTCGTCGCGAGTCATGCGCCCCTCCCTACTGCTCCAGATTCGGAAGAGGTCGGCATGTGCGCCTGTGAGCCATTGTTCAGGCCGTTGTTGTACTTCCCGACGCAGTCCTCCATCAGCCGCTTGCGACAGCCGGGAATCATCACGTAGGCGTCCCCGGGCGCGATGGCATAGGGGAACGGCTCGTGCGTGGTAATCACGCCTGCCGCGCTTGACGATTTGATCTGCTGCGGCTTCAGGCCGGCATTGAGCCCGGCGGTGAACATCACCTGGCCGGCGGTGAACCAGTCATCTGCCTCAGCCCGGGAAGAGTCGGTGAAGGTGTATTGGCTGGTGACGCCAGTAACCGTCCCGCTGACCTTGTAGTCGTTGATGTTCGGGCCATCCGGGTTGGAACGGGGACCAGTGCAACGGCTGCGCGTCGACGCGATGATCCGACCATCAAGCGTCTGATCGAACAGCGTGTAGGGGCATTGAGCAGTGAATACTGCACCAACCGACTGGTTGAGCGCATCCACGATGCTCATCATCTCGGCCTTGTAGGCATCGTCGGTGAGCGTGGTCTTGCCGAGGATCATGACGCCAAGCGGCTCTTCGTCCTCGATGGGCGCTTTCCAGGAAGTGGCGAAGACATAGCAGCGAGCGTTGTCGAAGACGCCAGTGGCCAGCTGCTCCCGGGTGATCCCATGATTCAGAATCCCGGTCAGGTCCACGCTCGACGGCGACATACTGTCGGTCGCGTCCAGTCCGCTGAACTCGTAGCCCGATTCGGTCGAATAGACCGTTCCGTTGCTCATTACGAGGTCAGTCGGGTATGCCGCCAGGCGCACTACGGTGCCGTTCTCGGCCTCGATGCGGGCGCAGTAAACCCTCGTCTTCCAGTCTGCGACGTGTGGCTTCATAGGGCCTCAAAATGAAAAACCCGGCGCTAGGCCGGGTTGCTTGGATAGGTGTTGCTTAGGGGTTCAGGATCTCTAGGAGGTCGATGCTCCCCGCGTCGATCGTGTCCCAATTGGAGAATCTGCTGCTGAGGTCCGCAGTGAAGCGCATGGGGATGTCGAACTGGCATCCCGCAGTAACCGCTTCTCCAGTCTGCGGCCGGGTATTCACCGCCCCGCCGCTGACGTAATCACTGAACCCCGTGGAGTTGATCGCGACGGTGATGGTTGTGCCGCTGATGCCTGTCACCAGCGCGCGTAGGCCGTTTATCTGCGTCATCCCGACAACGCCCGTAATCACGACCGAATCACCGATGGTGAAGCTGTGCGAACCCACAGTGATGACAGCACTGCTCGCCTTGCTGATCGCGGTGATGGTTCTGGCCTTGTTCGCCGCTAGGGTGACCAGGCCGGTGGTGTTGTCGACGCTCCACTGCGCGACCGGAAGGATCTGGCCGCCGACACCGACCTTGACCGTTCCAGATACAGGCTTGCGAATCCTTCGGCGGATGCATGACGGATCAGAGCTATCGCCGTACCAACGCATTAGCTGGTAGACACCTGGGACCGTGGGGTTGTCCAGGATCATGGCCTGGTCGAACGCACTTGGCGCACCGCGGTAGTCTTTCGTCGAGAAGTCGGCTGGATGCATCACCCGGAAGCCTCGGTAGGTGCCGCCGGCTCGGTTGTTCAGGTCCACGATCTGGCTGATGATGAAGTTCGTCTGGCGTTCAAACTCGATGGTCATCTGAGCCTTGATGAAGGGGTGCTTCATCGACCGGTATTCGTTGCCGCCAGCTGTGGTCACGGTGCTGACCGCATAGCTCGCACCGAACCCGCTGCCATAGTCGATATTCTCGGCCAGGCGCTCTTCCAGAAACTCTCCCATCATGCGTACCTGTCGGATTTGCTAACGGCACTCGACACCCGACGGGCTAGGCGCGCAGTGGACTCCTGCATGCCCTTCGCATCGGTGATGCCATAGACGTTGAGGCTGATGTTGTTGACCTTGCTGTTGGTGGTCGTCGAGGTGCTCCCCTGCCGGTTGAGGAAATCCTTCAGGTCGCTGTTGGTGCGCCTGTCGACTACCCGCTCTCCCCTGTCGAGCAGCCAGGTGCCTTCTTTGGGGATGTTATCGATGCCATCGTGTGCCATACCAGCAATGGCGGTGGCTCCGATCAGTGCGGCCGAGGTGTAGCCCATGGCTCGGATTACCTGGGAATAAGGGGCGCCAATGACTGGCCCCAGCCCGACCGGCGGAGGCGCCATCGCGGCCGTTGCAGCCGTTTCCGTGTTGACGATGGTCTGGGCAATGGAGAACGCCTTCTGGATGGCGAACATCGCCTTGTAAAGCCCAGATTGTTCGCCAGCGAACTCCTTGGTCAGGCCAGCAAGGTTTCCGAATAGGCTTTCTCCACCGGCCAGCAAAGCGGAGTTCTTCGCAGCCTCGATGGCGCTCTGCTCATCTGCGGCTTGCTGGTGGATGTTAGCCACCCGCTTGGCGTATTCCTCTTCGTTGATGGCCTTGGCATCAAGGTATTCAAGCTGCTTCTTGAGCTCACTGTCTCGCCAGTCCTGAAGCGCCTTGGTCTCCTCGTCTAGCTTGATCAGCTCGCTACTGGCGCCTCCGACATCGGCATCCAGGCCGGACGTGTGCGGAGCCTTGGAAACGCCTTCCACGGTGCCAGACTTGATGTCGGCCTCGCGATTGGCGTCCTGGATCGCCTTCAGCGTCTTCAGCCTTGCTAGCGCCGCTGTATTCCCGTCCTTCTCGTACTGCGCCATCTTCTCGGCGTAGTCGAGCTCGAACTGGAGTTCATCCGCGGCACGCACCTGGCCGGTTTCCCGGAGGATCTGCAGGCGCAGCTTGTCCTGCTCCACCTGGTCCTGCTTTGCATCCAACTCGGCAGCAAGATCAAGCAGGTGCTGTTTCTGCTTGGAGTTCAGCTTAGAGAGCTCGCCGTTTTCTAACTGGTAGCGGACGTGCGCAACCTCAGTAGTTTGGCCAAATAGCGCAACCTGCTGTGCCAGGCTCTGCTCAACATTCTTATATGCAGAAGCAAGCTGTTTGGCTGCGCGCTGCTCGTCTGTTAAAGCCGAGCCTCTCGGTTTTGGTGGCGTCGGTGGTGCTTCCGCATCAACCTTCGGCTTGTCCTCGGGAGACGTCTTGGGCGGCGGAGCGGCGGCGCCATTATTCGCTCGCGCGGCCATGAGTTCATCATTCAGTTTGAGTAGCGCCTGGACGCCCTTGATCTCTTCGCGGAGCCTCGCCATCTCTGGCGACTCTTTCGCATTTGGATCAATGGTCCGAAGGTTAGCGAGAGCTTTCTCTTGCTCGGCAAGCTCTCCTTGCTTACGAATGAGTTGGTCATTCAGGCGAACGATGTCATCGGCAGCCGCCTTTCCACCATTGGCCTGGTAGGCCAACTCATAACCAAACCATTGCACAATCGATATAGCTTCGCGGACTCCCTTCGCGATGGTGTTGAACGCAGTGACTACGCCGGCAGCCAGCTCTTGGGCGGCGCGGATAGTCTTCGGATCCTGGAGTGTCTCCGCCAACTCGCCGATGTTCCCGGTAAGGATTGCAGACGCCTTTGACGTCTCGTTGACCTTGCCAACGAACACTTGGAAGGAGTTCGAAAGCGCCGTCGTAGAGTCCGCAACAGACGTCTCCATCGACGCAGCTAGCTCTTCGTTGCTATCCCTCGACCGACGAAGCGCTTCGTTCAGCGCCGCGAGGCTCAGCTTGCCCTCAATGCCGAGCTTCCGAATGTCGGCCGTCGACCGCCCCGTCGCAGCAGCAAGGTCGTTCACGATTGTAGGCATGGCTGCCAGGATCGATTGCCAGCCGTCAGACTCGATCTTCCCGGTCTGGATAGCCTTGGAGTAGGCATCGATGGCCGAGGATGCCTTGTCTGCCGACGCGGCGTTGGTCACCAACAGGAAGCTGAAACTGTCCGTGATATCCAGGGCATCGTCGGTGTTGTAGCCCAGCGTGCGTATGGCATCCGCCGTCCGGATGTAGACCTCCTGCGCCTCGTTGAGCGGGCGGTAGGTTGCGTTCGCCGTTTGCAGGAGGCGTGCTTGGACCTTGGTGTACTCCTCCGTGGACGACGAAGCCATCCGAATACGCGCAGCCATCTGGCCGTATTGGTCGGATGCAGCGATTATTGCGCGCACGCTGATGGCAGCAGCAAGGGCACCAAATGCCTTACCTAGGCCGCTGGTAGACTTCGTTAGCTCCTGATTCGACTTATCAGCCTTGGCCGTTATATCGATCATAATGCGCAGTTCGTCGGTGGCCTTCTTTGCCGACGTGGAGTCCACCACCATCACAAGACGGGCATATTCAGTCATCGTTTCGAACCCTATGGGTGATGGAGTCCAGACGCATCAGCACGTCGACCTCAAGCGGCTCCAGACTTATCCGCTTGAGGTCGCACCAGTTGCGCAATTCGGTATAGGTAAGAGGCTCAGGCGTGCGCCTGATCTCGAAGAACAATGGCCAGAGGTAGGCCAGTTCCTGAGGGATCGGTGGGGTTTGAAGTTCTTTGGGGGTATCGCCAGTTACCCGAGCGATCTTCTCCAGATGCTCCCGGACTGACTTGTCAGACCCTGGAGCACGCTTGAACAGCCTTAGCTCTGCTTCGGCGTGTCGCTCAAGGTCTCCGAGGCGATCTCGAAAAAACGGGAGCGGTCCGCAGCTACGGTGTCCACGGCATCGGCAATGTGCGGCGCATTGGTGAGGAATTCCCGAACAGCTTCCAGAGTGCAGGGTTCTTCGAAGGACCAGTCGGCGACCAAGGACACAAGACCGTTCATGACGACCTCATCTCGTGCCGCGGCGCGATCCCAATCGCTCATGCTGGCAGGCAGATCACGCATGGTACGGGCCCCCTCGAACTTCGCCTTGCGGAAAGCATCGGAATCGGTGCCGCGCACCATCAGCCAGTGCTCCGATGGACTGCCATCCGCGAGCATCAGCTGCATCTTCACGCCTTTATCGGCGTTCGGCTTGGTGTAGAAAGCTTCTTTCTTCATGGTTTCTCCGGGTAATAAAAAACCGCCCGAAGGCGGTTTCTGAAATTATGGTGAGTCACTTAATTACGAGGTTCTTTGCCGTCCACCGCCGCCCATCCCGCGTGCTTTCCATGTTCACGCTGTAAGTGCTCCGCAGCACTGCACCAAAACTATTCTGCGAGTCAACAAACGCCACCACCTGATACTGGCAATCGGCGGTTTTCACGACGCTCACTCCGTCGTCGCTTATATATGGGAACTTCGCACTGGCCGGTGACTTCAGCTGCTTTTTGGCGAAATTTTGCGACATGACGAAGGCCATGGTTGGATCATTGCATCGATCTGCGCTGGCGACCTGATTGGCGGACGACCCCGAACTTCCGCCACCGAAAATCTTGCTGAACACAACTACGGCGAGGCCAATGATGATGAGGCCACTTAATGTCCCAATGGTCTTCTTCGGCGGCTTAGCCCCACACGTAGGACAGGCCTTTGCCTTCGTCGAGACCTGACTCCCGCACTCCTTGCACTTCATCAATGCCATTTGATTCCCTCCCGATCCAGATTGAAGGGAATCTACCACGGCGCAAACGCCAAAACCCAGCTTGGACTGGGTTCTGGCATGCTTGCGGTCAGACGCGGCCCCGGCCATGACGACATAAAGCAACGCATGCCCAAAGCCAAGGAATTGCTGCGAAAGCAAAAGGCGGCAGTAAAGCTCAAGAGGTAAGCGTGCTGGTCGCAGGCGGCCATCAGCTCCGGGTGATCCGCATGGTGGTGGTGCCGTCGTAGCCGGCCGAGTATGTGTATTGCGGGATCACCGCGCCCGGGCCGCTGGTTTGCTTCTGGCCCTGGGTATAGCGAACCTTCGGCAACTCGATGGTGTAGCTGTCAGCGCCCTCCTCCAGCACAACAATGTGGCTGGTTTCGGTCTCGTCCAGCACCTTCGCCCACAGAGAGCCGTCCTTGAGGTAGGCGTTCATGGTTCCGGTGACCGCAGCGATGCCGTTGGTGACGCAGTAGGCCTCACGCTGGAACAGCGAGAAAGCAGCCTCCATGCCGTTGTCCAGGCTCAGGTTCCACTCGGTGGCATAAGCGATCACCTGACCGCCCTCGGTGAAGGAGCCGTTGGTGGTCACCATCATGTCGCTGGTGGTAGCAGCAGCGAACGTGGCGCCGCCCGGGATGGTGTAGGGCTCGGCCTTGGTGCCGATCATCCCGAAGGTGATTCCTGCCTTGTCGCCCAGCGGGGCGGAGATGTTCAGGGTGTTCACGCGGCAGCCGCGGTAGATGTAGTCAGCACCGATGTCGGTATGCCGCTCCAGGATGGCGAAGGAGCGTTCGACAGAGCCGACCTCCAGCACATCGCCAGTCCAAGTTCCCTGCAGCGCTGCCTCGATCAGGTCATCGAAGCTGCCGAAGCTCACCTCTGCGGCGATTTCGCCCTGGACGCTATAGGTGCCGCCGCGGCTCGGTGCGCGCTGGCGGGCCTGGTTGATCTCGGCGGATTCGATCTGGTTGATGTTCGGGCTCAGACCTTCCGAGACGAAGCGGATAGGCTTGAACTGGGGATTCCCCGGAATCGAGCCTTCCATGACGATGGTGATCGCCGGACTGGCTGCAGCGTCCACCAGGGTGACGGCCGATCCATCGACGTTGGTGACGGTGATCTTGCCGGCCGCGGCGGTGGCGATCTTGCGCTTGCCATTGTTCGCAGCATTGGCAAAGCCGGAGACGGTGATGATCTGGCCAACGGCGAAGCCAGCAGTCAGGAACCCGCTGCCCGAGTCGCTGTAGCTGGAATCCGACGCAGCTGCGCTGATGGTCGAGGCGGTTTTGGTGGCGCCCTCGAGGACGTAGTAGAGCTTGACGGCAGAGCCGCTGGCAAAGCAGGCCATGGGTTATACCTCCGGGCGGATGGTGTTGGCGCTGTAGTAGATGGAGACGTTGATTTGCTGCCAGCCGTCGACCGGCCGGAGGTTGTTGCGGGTGACGCGCATGACCTTCACGCACTGGCCCTGATAGACCAGGCGGCGACCGGCGACGAAGTAGTCGCGGAGCCTCTGCACGGCGGCGAGGATGTTCCCGGTGCCATCGTTGAGCGGGTAATTCAGGTCGACCTGGAAGACTCCGACCGTCTCGTCCATGCCTCCGACGCCAAGGCTCGAAGGGTCGGTGCTGGCCGGCAGGTTGAACCAGGCAGCCCATGGCAGCGACGGCGATGGAGGGGTGAAGTTCTTCCCTTCATTGGCCGTCGGGATGCCGAGCGCAGCCGCCGTCAGCCCTGCGACCAGGGCGGCGTTGATCTTGATTTCGGACATTGGTCAGACTCGGAACTTGGCGATGGCCTTGTCGACGATGCGCTGCACGCGGGCGAGATTTCTTCTTACCATCCCGTTGGGCGCCTGCTTGCTGCTGCCGTACTCCAGATCCTCGATGTAGGGGAGCGAATTCGACATGAAGGTCTCTTGGCCGGCGCCCTCGGGCGTCTTTGCCACGATCTCGGAGATGACGGACGAGCCGGACTTATCCTCGCGGTCGATCTCGCCCTGAGCAGGCGTGTCGATGGTGGTCACCCAGTTCCCGCGAGCCCTACCGGTATCAACCGGGGTGTCCTTCACGGTGCCGCTGAAGAAGTCGATGGTCGCAGCCCGGGCAATCTTGTCGTGGGCGGCGATGATCTTCTTGACCGCATCATCCATATCGCTGGTGAAGCTCATCACTTGCGCCCCTGGCAGAAATACACCAGCGGAGTACCGGCAGGGTTCGCTTCCTTGACGTTCACGACCTGCCAGAGCACGCCGTCGACGTCTATGCGGGTGGTAAGCGCCGGCGGCCAGGTAAGTCCCTTGGCGGCGATGATGATCTTCTTGTCGCCCTGGCGAATCTCGGAGCCTTCGGCGTACTGCTGGCCGGACTCCTGCAAGGTGTAATCCAGCAGCAGAAGCTGGGCCGGTTGGCTGATCGGCGTGTCGCCGGTCGTTTCGCCACTCACCGGGTCATAGGTCCCCGGCGTGATGTCGCGCAGCGTCTGCTCCGAGCCGAACCGTCTGATAAGCCGCAGAGCCGTCGCAGCCATTCGGTCGTAGAAGGCACTCATGCACGCACCAGTCGACCGTTGTAGGGACCGAAGGTGTACTTGGCGAAGAAGCCATCGGACTGACGCCCAGCGGCGGCCTTCGCCTTGTACCCGCTGATGGCGCCGTACTTGACGTCGACGGCGCCCTCTACGCGCTCCTCGGTGACGGCGCCGGTACGAGCCTCTGGCGGGTCGATATCGTCCTGGTGAATTTCACAGGCCAGAGCCATCTGCCCCATCTTGATGTTGCGAGGCAGTGAAGCACCATCCGCCATGAAGCCACGGCGGATAGTGTAGTAGCGAGGCCAGGGCAGCCCCTGCTCGTCATGAAGCTGGGTGCCGACCCATTCCATAGCCCACATGGCAACGCCGGCGCGGCGAAGGATTGCCTCACGCGCGGTGGTGTCATCCGGGATCGTCCAGCCGTAGTCACTGGCGAACTGCACCAGCTCATCCACGGTGGCGAAGGAATCGGCATCCGGCAGGCCCGCGCCAGTCTCGATGACGAGCGCCATGATCAGGCCTTACCTTTTGCCAGAGCGTCGGCGGCAGCCTTCTTCAGGCCTTCTGCGACGACAGTGCCATCAGCACGGACGACGGAGTAGTTACCGCGGCCCTTCTGGACGACAGTCAGAGCCTGCTCGGTCTCGGTCTCGGTCTCGGTCAGAGTGTTGGTGACCTCATCGACCGGCACAGCCACGGCCGTCTGACCGAGCAGCTTCTCCAGCACGAAGGCAGAAGCCAGTCCCTCTTCCATCTCCGTGACCGTCCATTGGCCGTAGGCGACTCGGGCGAAGTAGGCCTCGCGGTCCTTCATGTCCACATTGGCATACGGCGCTGGACCATGAGCCTCCACCGGTACGCCGGCGAGCAATGCGTCATGACCGATATTGCTGTTCCAGGTGACGATCTTGCTGGCGCGCGCGAACAGGCCTTCCAGCGGTTCTATCTCACCGCCGGCCAATGGATGGGGCCGGAATTCATCGTGCGGGACACTGGCAATCCACTCGTCCAGTTTCTCTTGAGTGTCGAAGGGATGGGCAGCGTCACCCACAACCTGACCGCAGAGCACGACAGGACCATTCCTCTCAACCGGAGGCCGAATGGATAGGCCCAGCGCCTCAAAGCGGTCCGGCGGGCACTCGAAAGCCGGAATCATGTTCAGGCCGCCCAGGCTGACCTGCCAGTTGCCATCGACATAGTCGTCGACACCATTAACTCGGTTGAGATAGCCATAATCGACCACCACCACCGGAACACCAGCCTCGGTGTATTCGCTGAAGATGCGCTGTCCACGGCCGCGCAGGCCCACCACCATGACCAGATCGAACTGTTCCTGGCAATTGTCGCCATAGTCCGGCAGCGAGCGGAAGATGGCGCGATGGCCATGCAGTTTCAGGCCAGCGGCAAGAGCCTCGGCGGCGACGTGCTGGTCACGGGCATAGATGGCGATCTTCATAGGGCATCCTGTCAGCCCCTCCGAAGAGGGGCTTTCTCAGAGGTCAGCGGGACTGGATGATTACGCCGGCGAAGTCCTTGTAGGAGCCGCGCACTGCGTCCCAGTTGGAGCCGGTGCCGAGGGCGGCATCATTCGGGTTGGCGCCGCCGTTGGCGATGTCCCACTTGAAGCCCTTCACGCCCATGTTGTAGGCGAACTCGCCCTGCAGACGGGTGATCAGGTTTTCCTTGCCGGTCACGTTCTCGATGACCAGTTCCTCTTCCTCGGTGTTCTCCACCTTCAGGCCGTCGACGGTGAGGCCGAGGGTCATGTAGTCGGTGGTGGCGGCCGAGCCGGAACCGGCAGTGATCACCAGGGCGTCGGAGTCGGTCACCAGAACCGGACGGTTCAGGGAGATCGGGGTGCCGGTGGCCACGTTGAAGTTCGACACGCCGTCGATGTTGGCGGTGATCTGCGCCTGGACCAGGTCGTAGTAGGCTTTGGAGTGCATCACCCAGCAGACGATCTGGCTGGCGGCATCGCCGAACTTCGACAGGCCAGAGACCAGGCCGGCGGTGCCCAGGGTGCCGTTGGTGGGGATGGTGTATTTCACCGCTGCCTGGGCGTTCAGCGCGGCGCGACCGGCGCGCAGGGCGGAGTTGAGCATTTCCACCTGCATGGCCTTGGCGGCCATTTCGCCGAGCAGGAAGCTCATCTCGTCCTCGGCCAGGCCTGCCATGATCTTGCGGAAGGCGTCGCGAGTTTGGTCGACCGGACCGATCTTGCGGTTCAGCTTGACGCTGATCCACTCGTCCTGAGTCATCGGCAGGATGGTGGCATCCGCTACCGAGGTGGTGTCTCGACGGCTCACCAGGCCGGCCACGTTCTTGAAGAACGCCTGCTGCGAGTAGTCGCCGCGACGGCTGATGGTGGCGAGGCTGATGGCCCCGGCGGACGCTGCGTTGAACGCGTTGCTGTTCTGGGTCAGCGTCTCAACGACGCCAGCCTGGAACTGGTCCTGATAGACCTTGAAGTCAGAAGCTTTGCCTGCGGCCATGATTCATTCTCCCAATGGCTTAGGCGGGAAGCGCGAAATACGCGTCTTTCCCGTGTTTGCTGATGTATTCGGCCTTCTGCTTGGCGGTCATCTTGGACCGCGGGGTGCCGGGCCGAACCTCACTACCGGTGCCGCCGGCGCCGCTGCCGCTGCCGTTGGCAGGGAACCAGTGCGGGCGAGTCTCTTTCATCTCCGCGAACCACTCCTTGAGGGTCAGCGGCTTGCCGTCTTTGCCGAAGCGACCTTCCTTGGCGATGGGGTTTCCCTCATCGTCCAGCTCGAAGTCGCGCGAAGCAGCCAGCATGGCGTCCTCCATGGCGAACTTGTGGACACCAGCTTCGGTGGCAGCGCCGATCACCTCGCCCTTCAGCACCCGGGAAGCGAACTTCTCGGTGCGGGACTGGTGACGGGTGGCCTCTTCGCGAGCGGCCTGCAGATCGCGGTCATAGCTGGACTTCATGCGTTCGGTGCGCTTGCTCAGGACTTCGTCGATCTTGCCCGCCGCGATGAGCTGGGCCTCTTCGTCGTCCGAGAAGCGCTGCAGGATGGATTTCACGGCCTCGGGGTCGATACCGTCGAAGGTCTTCAGCTTGTCGCTGCTTTCCTTCAGCTTGCCCAGGAGCTCGGTATTCTTCGACTTGAGGCCGCCTACCGCTGCGCCCACTGCGTCGTCGATGAGCTTTTGGATCTCGGGGGTGATCTCCGGCCCTTGGCCGCCACCACCGTTACCGCCTTCGCCGCCTTCTTCCTGCATGAACAGCTGCTTGAGTTGGAACATGTGTTATCCCCTTGGGACTGTTGGCGCCCTTGGCGCATAAAAAAGCCCCGGCATTGCCGAGGCTGGAAAGAAAAAGCCCGCTCAGTGGCGGGCTTTTGATGTTCAGGATTGCGTCACATGAGCACGACACGCTCGCCTTTCATGAAGCAGTGCGCGCAGAGAAGCTGCTTGGTGCCTCCCGATGGCTTTCCGTTCTTGACGATCATGCCGAGCTTGGTCTCGATCACCTCGATGCAGCCGCATCGGTGGCAGCTGACCTGATACGCGGGGCGCCCCTTCTTCACACGGTCGATCACACGCTGCTTTGGCGTGTCCGGTGGCGGCGTACCGTCGATTACCTTGAATGGGTGCTTATCAGTCATGCAGCGATCTTACGCCGCAACTCCCGCGCGCTCAAAGAGGTCTTCGTCGCGCTTCTTGAGTTCATCCAGGGTGTAGACCTTGCCCTTGTCGTTGGTGAACTTGTCGATGTCCACCTTGCCGTCGCGGAACAGCTTGCCGCGAGTCGGGCCGAGAACTTCGTCTTGGAACGCAGCCGGCTTGTTGCGCAGCCAATCGCTGTAGGTCACGTCGTCGGCGACATAACCATCCATGCTGGCCTGCGTTCCTTTGCCGATCTCTTCTTTGGTGAGCCCGAGTTGTTCCCATGACTTGATCACCGGCGTCGAAGTGCTGCGGCAGTTGATGTGCCGCGGCGGCTGCGGGCCTTTGCCGATCGGGAAGGTCTTCCCGGATAGGCTTGCGCAGGTGATCGTGGTCCGACCATCCAGCGTGGCCAGGAACTGCCACTCATCCACCAGGTCATCGTTCTCCGCATAGAACGCCTGGCGGGTGAAGTTCGACAGGTGGTTCACCGACGTCCGAACGATCGCCTCGGCATTGCGGCGGTCGATCTCCAGCAGGCCGTCTGCATAGCCGGCGGTACGACTTCCGCGAATCCGCCGAACCATCTGGTCAACCGTCTCGCCTTCGACGAATCCAGTGCGAATGGCATCGCGAACGCGGGTCATCCGGCTGGCTTCGAGGTCCTTGGTGAACTCCGACAGCAGCTTCCCCTGGAAGGGCCTGGCCATTGCGGCTGCATAGACCTGCTGCGGATTCACGGCATTCACCGGGACAACCACCTGAACCGGCTCTGGAATGGTGTTCAGGAACAGCTTGTGCTGGTAGTCCGCCTCGTATGCAGCGTAGGCCTGCAGTTCTTCATCGAGCGCATTCCCAAGTGCCTCATAGGCCTTGGCGTTCAGAGACCTCACGGACTGCAGCAACTGGTCCAGACGCTGCACGGTGAAGCTCCCTGGCGGCATCTGCTCGATCGCTTCCATCAGCTGACCGAAGAGGTCTTTGTCGACCCGGTTCAGCAGCGCGATCATCCGCTGGACGACACCGTTGCTGAAGCGCTGCAGGCTGATCGCGTGCGCGACCTCGGCGTCGGCAAGCTTGTTGTTAACCGTTGCCACTGCCGGCGCCCATCAGCCCGAGCGGAGGACCTTGCTGGTCAATGCGCTCCTTCTCCGACTCCCAGTCCAGTTCGCTCGACAGGATGCCGCGGCGCTGATACTCGCCGAACAGGGTCTCGTCGGAGAGTTTGCCCTGCACGGCCATGTTCAGCAGGGTGGGCGTCGTGATCTCAGGCACGTAGTCCGTCTCGAAGTTGCCGCGGGCCTGCACATGACCGCCATTTGCCTCGCCGATGTAGTCGGCCATGATCTGCAGAACCTGTGCAACGGAGTCTTCGAACTGCCCGGACATCATCTGGAGCGGCGACATCTCGATCGCGGCGTCTTCCTGGGCCTGCTCCGCCGTCTTCGGCGCGGCATTCTCCAGGCGTAGAAGCTTGGCGCCGGCGATGCGCATCTCATCGATCAGGTCTTTCAGCGAGTTGCGGCCGGCGTCGATGGCCTTGCCCTCGTGCTCGACGTAGGAAAGCTTCGCCTCGGCCTTTTCGTTCTTCACGAGCGTGCCACCACCAACGACAACGGCGTGGTCTTGCTCGAAGCCAGCGCCGAATAGAATCGGCACCCGAGCGTAGTGCAGGATCGTGTCCTGGTCGCTCTGGCTCTGCCAGTGCTTGACGTTCAGATACGCCAGTTCCATCAGCGGCGGCTTGCCGGTGAGGAAGCCAGTGCGCTTGGTGTAGAACGGCACGATCGGGATGTAGCTGAGGCTGGAGGTCCCGCTGTCGTGGACGTACCACCCATCCTTTCCAGCTTGCCGGTAGATGGCCCAGCTTCCCGGCTCGAGCACGCGGATCTGCGCGACAGCCTTCTGTCCGAAAGCGCCCTCATCCTCGTAAACGCACTCTTCGTAGCGGAACTGCAGGAGCTGACCGCCTGATTCCTTCCAGCCCAGGACCTGCTCCGGGCGGATGTGGATAGCGTAGGGCCGCGCGCCGGTAGCGATGACATCTGCCTCGGTGACAATGGTCTCGCCCTCCGACTCGCTCGCCGGGCTCTGCGGGTAGTCGACGTAGACGAAGCTGATCGCCTTAGCCAGGGCATCTTCAAACCAGCCACGGCCAAACACGGTGCCGTTGTTACCCTGCTGGTCGATGTCCTGCCAGTACTCGCGCAGGCGCGCCGGGACGTCATCCATCAGGTGGATTGGCTCAGCGAACACCCGGCTGCCCATGTTCACCACGGTTTCCGAATACGCGGGCAGCAAGGTCGACGTCATGAGACGGCACCTGTAGGACTCGGAGTCCTCGGCCGGCCAGCGCGGAAGCAATTTCTCCCCGGCAACACGCATCGCCCCTGTCCCTCCCATCAGCGGACTGACGATGGCCCAATGGGCACGCATCTTCTGCACGTCGGCGCTGACGATGCTCGGATCATCGCTCATTGGGTTACATCCTTAGGGGCTCTGAGGTGGCAATACGGCGAACAATCGGGAACTGGTTATGGATGAAGTAGCCGCCCGCGTCGTTCGCGTGGTCGGCGCCTTGCGATTTGTCAGGCTCACCGTTCTCTGCCCATACCTGCTGCTCCAGGCAGTCGGCATAGGTCGGGCAGCGATCCTCGTTCACCAGGTAGCGGCGCTCACCGGCGGCGTTAAGGAACATGGCGTTCATCGCGTTCACCCGGTCCTTGACAGGCGGGTTAGCCTCCGGGGCCTTCACCTTGAATCCGGCCTGCTTGAGCAGTGCGATATCGGTGGTGCTCGCGTTCACCGACTTGCGTGAATCCCCCGAGGCGTCCGGGTAGATCGTGATCTCGCAGGTCTTCTGGTAGGTGTTGCCGTCGAAGCGCCAATAGCGCTCCTTGATCTTCTGGATCATGTCGGGCGTGTCGTAGCCCTTGGTGATCTCGTCCACCGCCCTGGGCAAGCCGTCGCGCTTCACATGGGTGATCGCGGACATCTTGCCAACGTTGAAGTCCATGCCGATGTGCAGCGGCTCGGCCGGCTTGAGCTCGTCGGTGCAACCGTTCAGCTTGCGGTCGTAGGCGTGGTAGACCGTTCCTGACGTCAGGTTGACGAAGAGGCCTTCCAGGTATGCCTGGATCAGCTGTGGCGGGTATGACTCCATCAGCGATGGGATGTAGTCCGCCGGCAGGTTCAACTCGTTGTCGTAGGTACTGGCCTGTACCAGGCCGTATAGGTCGGCCAGGTGCGGCTTCTCACGCAGCTGCTTCACGAACTGCTGGTGGACGAACTTGAAGCCCTCGGGCGTCGTAGTGACGTCCACCCCGTTCTTCAGTCCGGGCACGTTGTAGCGCATCCGAGCAATGATCTTGCGCCAGGCGTGCTGGGCCTTGAGCACCGGCAGCACATCCAGCTCATCGACCAGAGCGTGCCCGATCTTGAAGCCCACGATGGTCTGCGGCTTCTCCATTGAGCGGCAGATGGTCGTGCTGCGGTACTGGCCACCGCTGTAGAACTCGACCTCCTTATCGCTCTCCTTCGTCTTGACCTTCAGGCCCCAGTCGAAGGCGACTTCCTCGATGGTCGGGAAGAAGATGTCTCGGATCTGCGGGTAGGTCGGGGCGAAGTACCCGGAGTTGATCCCAGGCCACTCCCAGACGTGCTTGCAGATGCCGGCCGAACCCACCCAGGTCTTACCAGAGCCGAACCCTGCCACGAACCCGCGGAACTTGTGCGGCAGCATCAGGAACTGCCCCTGCGGCACGTTAAGCGTCGGCATCGCGCTTCCTGGCGTCGACGATCTCGACCTCTACCCGGGTTGGCGGGATGTCCTCCGGGCCCGATTCGACCTTTGCCTGGCGATTCACGTAGGCATCCCCTACTTCCTTCGCCGCCTGCTCCAGCAGTTGAGCAGTGAGCGAATAGTTCTTCGAGCTCTCGGTCTTGGTCGCCATCCGCTCGAGCACTCGTAGCCGGAAAGCCCGGTTGGCGATGGCAATGTCCGCAGTCTCCTCCCGGAAGCGTTTGCGGCTCTCGTGGAAGAGGTCTGCCCACTTTTTCGCAAGACCACGCCCGGCGTACTTGGTTGGGTCATGAGACTCGCAGGTCTGCCGGCTCAGCTCGATGCCGAACTCTTTCTTGACCGACTCAGCAACCTGCGACGGCGTGTCAAAGCAGGCCAAGGCCTGGACTATGAAGGCTTTGACCTCGCTTCGTAGTGCTGCCATATGGTCGTCATCCGTCAGAACCTGTCAGTTATCAGGCCGACTTCAGCAGGCAGGTTCCGCAGGCCCTCGCGATGTTGATCTTCGCCACCTCGGGCGGGTTGTTTGCCGCCTCGACCAGGGCCTTGACCCCCTCACTTGCGCCGTACCTACGAACCACACCGACGAACTCTTCGACGTCGTGGCCGCGCAGCTTGAGCTTGGGCAGGCCTTCCTGCGTGAACTTCGGGGCGCCGTACTGATCCGTGGCGTGAGCGATGTGCATCAGTTCGTGTTCGACCAGCCGCAAAAAGTCCACATCACTGCACTCCGCGCAGTAGTCCGCAGCCAGAGTGATCAGGTAGGCCGGCAAGTAACCGAACCATCGGAGCATCTGCTGCTCCTGCCTGCCCTTCTGCCATGCACTACAGCGGAAGGTGACTTCCTCGCACTGGCCGAGCACCAGACGGCCTTGCTTCTCGAAACCGGAGGCTGCCCAGAGGAACGCGATAGGCGCGTCCTGCAGGTGGGCGTGGTCTTCGTTGTAGAGTTCTCCACCATCACTGACGAAGGTGGCCATGACCCACTCCAGAACCTCTGGAGCGGGGATATAGGCATCTGCCCAATCCTCACCTTCGGCGAACTGGCCAATGGTGGCGGGCGGCATGGGCCTCGGCATCAGTCTTCCCGTGAGAGCACGTAATCCATCCAAGAAGCCTCGCCTAGCCTGAACATGGCCAGCACCTGCAGGTCGTCTGCCTTGGGACCGAAGCCGAATATCTCGACCTGACCGTTCTCGCCCATCATCGCTAGGGCGCCAATCTCGCAGGGAGAAAGATCGCCGCTCTTCAGCTGTTCGATGACGCTCTCGAGGGCCTGAACGGCATCTCGCCAGCCTTCGCGCTGGAACTGGACGACCTTGAGGTCTGCGCTCACGCCTGGTCAGCCTTCCGACCAAGCCAGCGGTCGGCGTAGTCCCTGATCTTCTCCACCCCCATGAAGCCGACCATGCAGCCGGCGAAGGTGGCGAGGTTGCTGGGGAGGCTCAGGTACTCCAGGACAGGCACCAGGGAGACGGCGATCAGGCCGCACAGGGCGCCTTCGAGCATCATCTGGCGCCGTCCGCCCCCGCCATAGATCACACGCACCAGCGCGGTGAGGCCAGCCGTCAGACCGGCATAGATCTGCGGCTGGTGCAGGGAGAGCCAAGCCAGCAGTGCAGCCCAGAAGCTGGGATCTTCTTTCATTCGTGGCATCTCGGTTGTCCTAGCCCTTCGCCGGGCAGGCACTGCGCGTGTGGAACAGGGATGGCTGGCAAGCAGGGACTCGAACCCCGGACCGGCGCATTAACAGTGCGCTGCTCTACCTTCTGAGCTACATGCCATCTGCTGGTGCCGCCACAAGGATTCGAACCCTGGGCCTTCCGCTTACAAGGCGGTTGCTCTACCGGCTGAGCTATAGCGGCGAAGAAAACGCCCGGGGCCTACGGCTATACCGGGCAAAAGCGCTGGGGAGCGCGGAAACTAGATGAGGCTGATGACCAGGAAGGTCAGGACGCTGATGACGGTCCAGCCGATGATGTTCAGGGTGGCGATGTCGTTCGGGCGAGTGGACATGGCGGCCTCCTGGCTCAGAAGACTGCGATGCGCTCAGCCAGAATTTGCTGATATTCGCGCATGGCGCCGAGTTGAACGGTCAGGCGCTCTTGCTCGGCAGCATCCAGAGAACGAAAGAATTCGGCATCGAGGAAGGCGGCCAGCTTGCTGACCTTGTCATCCAACTGCGCTTTCTCGCCAATCACTCGCTGCTGGTGCGCAGGCAGGTGATTGACATGGCCGATGGGAAGATAGGCCGACTCGAAAACATCCTTTGGGCTCCAGCTCACATAGCCGTCTGCGTATTTAACCGAATATCCGGGCTGGCCGTCCTTGTCCTGTTCCCAGGCCAAAATCTGCTTGGTGCCGATATAGCTCTGAGTCATTTACAGTCTCCAGAAACAACGAAGCCCCGGCATTGGCCAGGGCTTTGGGTGTGCTGATTCTGTTTTGGGGGCAGAACCGCAATATGGGAAAGATGATGAACCAGCCGGACATTTAAGTCAACGTTATAACGATGCGTTTTCTAGTTCTTCGATTTCATACCCATGCAGGCCGTGATTCGCGAACTCGCCGTGCAATTCAGTGCGCTTCTCCTTCACCGCCAACTCGGCCTCTTCCTTTGTCTTGAACAGACCAACATGAACCTTCTTGTCGTCCATTCCGACGGTTGCCCTCCATTTCCTTGTAGGCCTGTCGTAGTTCACGCCTTTCACGCCAGAGGTGCTGGCCTTGCTCAGACGTTTGTTCCATTGGTTCTGGCTCTTTGTTGCCAGCCTCAGATTGCCGAACGCATTGTTCGTGCGGTCGCCGTCCTTGTGGTCGATGTCGCTTTCCGGCCAGACGCCCGTCATGTAGATCCAAGCAAGGTGATGAGCTTTGTAATGCTTCCCGCGCAGTCTCACCTCGATGTAGCCGGTGTCCTTGCAGACAGATCCAGCGAGCGCGCCGGCGCGAATGGCATGCCCCGATCTTCGCCACTCAAACACTCCGGCGAGCGGGCTGTAATGCAGCCACTTCTTGAGCTCCGCTAGTTCGATCATGCCGCCTCCTTCATCTCGCCAATAACGGCCGCCACCGGCGCCAGAGCCTGCTTGTCCAGGTCGTTGCAGACGTCGAAGCAGTGCTGGATAAAGGCGCCCCATTCCCTGCTCCATTGCTCGCTGGAGAGGCGCACCCCGTACTCTTCATCCAGCCAGGCGCGGAACGCTTCCGGCGATAGCAGCGGGTCGGCCATAGAGCTCTGTCCGCCTTGGTGCATCCGGCGATACCGATGCAGCACTCCAGCCGCGACGTACTTGGCGCGCTCGGCCTTCTTGGCTGTCATGCGGCCGTGCCTGTCGTAGGCGAACAAGGCGACAGCGGCTTCGGCGGTTTCCTTGTGGTCGACGAAGGACAGTGGGCTGTACATCCAATGACCGAATGCCTGGATATAGCCGGGCAACGTGGCGATAGCGATCTGCACCCGGCCGGCCAGCGCTTGATGCATAGCATGACCGGTACCGCGTTGCTTCTCGGTTTTCTGCACTGAAGCTTCGAGTTGGGCCATTTCCAGGACGTGGGTCATGACCGAATCCCAGGGCTGGTAGTAGGCGTCGTGCCAGGCTTGTCGCGCACTGTTCAGCTTCATTCCCCTTCCCCCTTGATCAGCCCGTACTCTCGAAGGATTGCCCATTGCTGGGCTACGTATTCGGCTAGTGTCATGCGTCCCTCTCGAACTTTCCGGCCAGGTAGCGCCAGATGAAGGCGTTGCGCCGCTTCCCTGATATGAGCAAGGGATGCGGGCGCAGCTGATGCTGTCGGCGCTCCCGTGCTTCCTGAAGGCGCTCTCTCGGCGATGGGTTGTAACGTTTCGCTCTCCAGGTCATGCGATGGCCTTCTTCAATTCACGCACCCAGGCCCGGAACTTGGCCTTCAGTGCTTTGATGTCCTCGATGGTCAGCTTCAGGGGCTCATGAGGCCCTTCCAGGATCTGCACGGCCTCTTCCCCGATCCGACGTACCAGCTCGGGCCGGTATCCCATGATGTTGCCGCTCAGGTGGGAGTTGCAGATGGAACAAGCGCGGTGCACGTTGAGCGGCTCGAATCGAAGAGCCGGCGTTGAACCGACGCTGCGGTAGTGCGATGCGTGCCATTGGCCATCCCAGGTGGCGGGACGGCCACAGCTCACACAGGGCTTGTCCGCATCCCGTAGCCGGATGTACTGGTTGAAGATGGCCTGGCACTCCTTCAGGTGCTCCGCCCTGCTCTTCAGCTTCTCCTTGCGTGCTTTGATCTCACGGCGGTTGCGGTCGGCGATGGATTTCCGGGCCTTCTTCTGCAAGCCGGCGTCTTGCCTTCCGATCACGAATGCGCAGGCTGGAGAGCATGCCTTCTGCCCAAGACGCATCGGGTGCGGCGTGAAGGTCGCCTTGCAGGATGGGTTTTCGCACGTCCTGGGCTTGGGTTTGCGGGGAGAGAGGTTCATACGAACTCCAAAATCAGCGCCGCCGAGGCGAACCAAAGAGCCGATGAAATCTGACCAGTGATGAGCGACAAAAAGGTCATGCCGAGAATGAAGATGGTGAACTTGCTCATACCTCCACCTCCTTCGCCTTCTGCTGCTCGGGCTGGAAGTCTCCCCGAAGCGGCATGAGCCACTTCTCCCAAACGATGGCGCCTTGATCGTCCACTACCCACACCGGCTCGCCGTCAGGCGTCTCGTAGACACCTGGGTCCATCGGATTTGAACGGTCAACCGGTCCAACCAAATGGCGGCTTATCAGTTCGACGCAGGTTCCAACCACCGGAGGGAAGGTGTGATTGATCACAAGCGCCAGATCTCCTGCCTTGAATTTGCTCATGCCGCACCCTCCCAGTAATCCCGCGTGGTGAACTTCACGCCACGCTCGGCGGCGAAGGCTTCCATCACCAGGAACATCTCGTTGAACCACTTCTTGGATTGCTTGCGGGTGGAGACGCCCAGGACCACAAACCCACCGTTGATGCCCGGGACGGCATCCTGTTGCTGAACCGCGGCGCTGAAGATGTGCTTCCAGCTCGTTTCGTCCAGCTTCCGGCCATACCACTCAACCTGGCGCGAGATATCGCGCAACATGGCCCATAAACGTCTGTTCTGCGCATCACTGCGAGCCGAATCCTTCAGGCTCCATGACTTGCCTTCACTCAGGTCGAGGCGCTGCAGGATGGCGATTGCACGGGAGCGGTCCTGCTCGGTGCGGATGGGGAAGGATGGGTTAGCCATGGCGCACCTCCGCAGCAAGGATCACCACGCTGACCGAGGTTCCGGCAAACTCGTTCTCGAAGACCTGCGAATACTCGTGGTCGAAGCCTTCGAGCAGCTGCTTGCCCTTCGCGCTAGACGGCAGCACGGCGACGAGGCGGCCGCCGGCTGGGTTCAGCATGCTGGCGGCGTGCTGCAGGTGCGCCTGCCACCGGCCCTCACTGAAGGGAGGGTTCATCACGATGCGATCGAACGGCTTCTCGCTAACGAACTGCAGGAAGTCCGCCTGCATGGTGACGTGCCCCTTAGCCTTCAGGATCTGACAGTGCAGATCGCTGATCTCAACGCAGATGGTACGTGAGGACGGCATTAGGTCAGCCAGACCGCCTTGTCCGGCGCTCGGCTCAAGGCAGGTATGATCCTGACCAATTTTCGCAAACTCGATTGCCTTCTCAGCAACGCCCGCAGGAGTTGGATAGAACTGATGCGACTTGTGGTCGGGGATGCAGCCTGAGCAAACTACCTGGTCCAGCACCTCGCGCGGGTGATAGTCGAACTGCCAGTAGCCTTTTTCCTTCACGCCACCGAGGGCGACCAACACATTTTCGGCCTCGGCCATCGCGGCCTTGTCGTATTGGCCGTAGTCGAAGCGCAGGGCGTTGGGGATGTCGCGGTAGCGCTCCGGCCAGTCGGGCTTGATGCGCTCGCTTGCCTGGCGCATGCCCGCCAGTATGCCGACCACAGCGAACGGAAGCGGCCGGTCGAATAGCTCGAAGTCCTTGATCTTCTTCGCGCGCTTCGGCTTCGTCCGGAACTCGGCCGGGATTGCCGCCGGGTACATGCTGGCCAAGATGCCATTGAGGCGCCAGGCCATGTCCGGGTGGACTTCAAGGTGGGCCGTGCCGACCCCGCCGTAGACGCGAATGCGCAGCGCCCCGCCGTCGACCGTCATCCACTGGCCATTCTGGCGGCTCGCCGCCTTAGTCACAGGGTCCGTCGCGCCGTACTTCGGCTCGTCGCGGCCCATGAACTTCGCGATCACACAGCGCAGGTCGTTGATGTGGCCGTGGGTCTGATAGCTGAACACGTTCTGGATGATCATTCGCTTGCCGAAGCCCTGCGGCTGGTTCGTCACGTGCTGGCGGCTCAGGGCGCGGAAGATGCCGTCGACGCGCTCAGCGAGGAACTGCGCGCGGTTGGCCAGCAGGCCGCCCAGGGTGGCCCGCACGGTCTGTTCCTCGAACTCCGGCAGTGCAGGCATATCCTTCTCGCCGGTATGGCGGTTCGCCTTGCGCCCTTCCGGGTTGCGGATCTGCTCGAACCACTCTTCGCGGCGCGCCTGCGGCATGTAGTCGAGCACGTCCGTCAGTCGAAGCGCGCGGTTCCAGAAGTCGGCATTTAGCTGGGCGATCGCGCCTTCCACCCGGAACAGCTGGTCCACGGCCTTCGGCAGCGTGTGGCGCTGCTCAGAGACGTTGCCCTCGACGAAGTAGTGCAGCACGCCGTGGCACTGCTCAGAGCGAACGGCTTGGGCCATGGCGCTGATTCTGGCGCGGGTCGTGTTGTACTGGCCGATCAGGCCGTCCACGAGGTCGGCAGACATCGGCGCGAAGAACTGATTAGCGTCGTCAATTACGTCGCCGGCGAAAATTTTCTCGACACTACCCATGGCGACGTTCCTCCATCTCCGCGCAGTCCAGGCATTTCTGCACACCCGCAACAGCCTCCCGCCGCAGCAGGTGAATCTCCTCACCGCAGTCCTCGCAGTGAGTAGCGCTCTGTCCTACGTACTGCACGCGGCCAAAGAGACGGTCTGCTAGCTCCTGCTCGGCGTAGTCGTTGGCAATATCCACGATGTCCATTCAGGCAACTCCTATGACTGCAGCCAGAGCGATGCAGGCAACGATCCCAACCACGCTCCGACGCACGAAGCAGAAGTTGGCGCAGAAGGAGAGCGTGGCGATGATGGTGAAGTCAGTCATGGCCAACCTCCTCCACATTACGACATGACGTGCAATAGGTGATCCGGCCGGCGTGAGTCAGGTAGTAGCCGCTGACCTCCACGCGACCGAACATGCGGGTTCCGCGTTGGAGATATCCGCGCTCAGCCAGGTCATGGGCAACCTTGGATTTGGTCTGGAATGGGAGACGGTCTTGAACCTCAGCCCAGAACACGTTCTCCAGCATCTGCAGTTCTCGTTTGTTCATTGCACAGTCGCCTCCGGCCAGATGCTCTGCACGACCTCCAGCGGGTCGCAGTCTTCCATCAGGATCATCACGAAGGGCGAGCGGCCAGGGATGAGGACGTTCCAGGAGCGTTTCATTGGGCGGCTCTCCTTCCTGCCGAATCTGATGCGGCAGGACCAGTCCCTGTGGGGAAGTAACGGTTGCGCCACCAAGCGATGCCGCGGTCTGAAATCGACAGTTCGCGGTCAATCGAGCGGCGATCATCATTGGTTCGTTTATGGGTAAGCCGGAGGCAGTCCTCCGCTTCGCTCCTGCCCATCATTTCGAGGAGGACCTCATCAAGGACTTCGCTGGCTGGACGCAGACAATCCAGGATGTTTTCGCGAACCGAGAGAATCGCCCTGTGCCAGGCGTACTCGCCGGCTGCTTTCAGAAAAATCTGACCAAGCCAATCCAGCGACATGGTTGCCCACTCGTCATCGCGCGGAACCAGCAGGTAGCAATTCATGAATCCGCGGGTGTCGCTCTGCGGCCTGTAAACCAGAAACACAACTGGGCGCCCCGTTGTCGCGTGAACCTGTTCGGCTTTTGCCTTCTCGATATCGGTCGGCCGCGTTCCTTTGACTTCCAGGTACATGTCAGCCGACGGCAAGTAGAAGTCAGGCAGGTACTTGCAGCCTTCAACCTGGAGCAGGTGAGGCTCGTAGAGATAGAAAATATCCAGCGCGTCCATGAGCCGAGCCCACATCAGCTCGGTGTACGAGCGGAGCTTGTATCCCTGGTGCTGGTAGATGGTCCGGCGCTCTTTCATCACCAGTCCTCCTTCTGCTCAGGCTGTTCGCGGTAGTGGCTTGCCAGGGGGACGAACCGGGACTTGCTCCCCTGGAAGGCGGTGAAGACGCTGCCGATCTCCCCATCCCGGTTCTTCCGGATCAGGATTTCGCCAATGCCCTTCTTCTCGCTGTTCGGGAAATAGACCTCGTCCCGGTACACGAACATCACGATGTCCGCGTCTTGCTCGATGGCGCCGGACTCGCGCAGGTCGCTGAGCACCGGGCGCTTATCGGGGCGAGACTCACATCCGCGGTTGAGCTGGCAGAGCGGGAGCACCGGGCATCCGATCTCCCTAGCCAACAGCTTCATCTGGCGCGACATGGTGGTGACGTCATCTACCCTCCCCTTGCCCTCTCCTTCCACGAGGCCCAGGTAGTCGATGACGATCAGGCCAAGGTCGCCCATGCGGTGCTTCTGCCGGCGAGCGATTGAGCGGATGCGCGGCATCGTCATGACCGGTACGTCGCTCACGGCGATCTTGGCGTCGCGCAGCTTCAGGGTGGCGGCAGCGAGTTCGGTCGACTCCTTGTGGGTACAGGAGCCGTCCTTGAGGTTCTGCAGGGGTATCCCGCCGACGGCCGCGATCAGGCGATCCATCAGTTGGCTCTTGGTCATCTCGAGACTGATCACCAGGACCGGCCTGTTCTGCTTGATGGCCACGTCTGCCGCGATGTTCATCGCCAGGGTGGTTTTGCCCATTGCGGGGCGACCAGCGATGACGATCATCTGCCCTGGCTTCAGGCCTTGCATGTACTGGTCAAGGTCGGGAATGCCAGTGCTCAGCCCATCCAGGGTGTCGCCTTTCTGCGCGCGGTCATGGCGCTCCTGAAGCACTTCGACATGGTCGCGCAGGATGTCCCCAACCATCTGGCACTCACCATCAGCGCCCCCTGCATCCAGGCTGAGCACCAGGGCTTGCGCCTGGGCGATCTTGTCCTCGATGGCGCAGTTCTCGTGGGCGATCTGCTCAATCCCGCTGGCGGCGTCCGCGATCTGGCGGGAGATAGCGCGCTCACGAACGATACGGGCGTATTCCTTGGCATTGGCCACGCTCGGCGTGTTGAGCATGATCTCGCCGGCATAGGCCATCGTGCGGGTTTCATCCGAAAGGCACTCCTTGGCTTCGCCCAGAGTGATGATGTCAACCGGCGTGCCGGCCGACTCCAGGTCGAGGATCAGGCGATACAGTTCGGCGTTGACGGAGTAGGCGAACGCGTCCGGCGAAAGCTCGTCGGCGATGACGCTGATCAGGTGCGGCTGCTTGAGCATGGCGCCAATCACGCCGTGCTCCGCTTCGAGGCTGTGAAGTTCGATCATGCCTGCTCCTCCAACTGGCGGAACACGGCTCGCGAGCAGATCACTTCGAGGCGCGGTACAACGTTGGCGCCGCGATACCAGACCTGGCTCAGGCGATTGGCACGTTCGAAGATGGTCTTCCACAGCGGACTAGCATGGTGCTTGTCGCTCTCGTTCCAGCGCTCGACGATCAGGGCGCGGAGAACCTTGTCGCCAGCAACCGAGACGGCCGGCAGGTTCGGGCAAGTCCGGTGGTACAGGTCGATGATCTTGTCGACAGGAACGCCAGCCTCGCTCACGGCCTTGGTGGCGCGCTTGGCCAGCCAGTTGACCAGGAAACGGCGCCAATCCTTCTTCGCCTTGCGGGGGTTCGCGGCAGCCCAGACGGCAGCTCGGGAAACTTCGGTTTCCACGTCGACCGGGGCGTAGGCGCTGGACCATTTGGTGATCAGATCGGGTTCGACGTGGAACTCCTCGCCATCGAACGAAACCCCGTTGGATTTCTCGACCGGCGGGTGGTCAGCCCCCTGGGGGGCGGAAATCTGTTCCGAAGGAACAGTTTCAGGGGGTAGATCTTTTTTCTTTGTATAGAGAAGGGAGTGAGCAATTTTGGTCTCACTCGCCTTATCGCCGAGTGAGATCACATTGTCCGAGTGAGACGATTTGGTCTCACTGAGACTATTTTTCTTCTCTTCGTGGAATACCCACTCGTTGGCGGGCGATACGCCGATCTCACCGCGGCTACCACCGATACGGAACAGAATGCGGCGCTCGAGAAGATGGCTGATCGCTTTGGAAACCACGTCCCGGCGCATGTTGGTCAGCGCGCCAATCTCGTCGGCGGTGAGGCGCTTTGCCTCAACTTGATATCCAATCGTCTGGCGGCATATCGCGAAAAGCACTCGGAACTCGCGGGCAGGCAAATCCACCTTGGCCAGCGATTCCATCAAGCTGTTGTCCATCCGGGTAAACCCCCCGGTGTTGCGTAATGAAACGATATTGCTCATACTCGGTCCGTCCGTTTGCTAGTTCCCACGCGTGTTTCGGCTGCCACCGATCCACGCACCGACAAGGCCCTGTAGTACTGCTGCAGGGCCTTGTTCATTTCCTTCCGAGCGCCAACGCTCCGCACTGCCAGCTCTTCAGCAGCGACCGCCATGGCGGCATAGTCTTCAGCGGTGAGGCGTTGGCGTGCTCTCATGAGTCCCTCTTCAGTCCCTGCGCCGAAATGGCTGGACGGTTCCCCTGGTGTTGTTCGGCTTGGTCTTCCTCGCGAGCTGCTGCTCCAGGAATTCCGCCAGGGCCTCTTCAGGGGTGAGCCCTTTCTCTTTCGCCAGCCTCGTCAGGCCCTCGTAGGCCTTTGGGCTGATCGTCGTGCTGATGTGTGCCATAGGCCCCTCTCAGGGCCTTCAGGCCACGGTCTGTTGTTCGCTATCGTTCTCTGCCAGGCGTTCCAGGGCGGCTTCCACCAGGTCGCGGACGAGCACTGCTTTCTGGGTGCGATGGAACCGAGCCAGTGCGCCGATGAGCTCATACGTGGTCTCGTCGACGCGCAGCTTGATCTCCCGGTCCTTCAGGTGGCTGGGGTTGTCGTACATGCACAGGTCTCCTATGCGATTGGTTTCTATGTAAAGGTCGGAACCTCACTGGTAGGCTGGAAGCTCTCACCCAACACAGCGAACCAGGAGGTTCCGATGTCCATAACTCCGTTAGGCACCCTCACCATCAGTTGCCCGCAGTGCGGAAGCACACAGATCGTCAAGTCCGGTGAAGCTGACTCGGAAAACGAGCTTTTCACCTGCGCCGGATGCAATGCCGCCTTCACCCGTGACGCCCTCGTCCAGGGGTTCATCGATTCGGATGAGGCACAGGCGGCTATCAAAGAGAAAACGCTGAAGGCTGCTCAGGAACTCATCGCGAAGCTCAAGCGGTAGGCGCTTCAGGACTCGGCTGATCTTCTGTTCGAAGTCACTGAGGTCAGCCAAGACCTGGACCTTGAGTTCCTGGGTATCCATGGAGGTCTCCTATGCGGCTGATTTTTTGGGGGATGCATTGGTGCGAAGCGCGACCGGATCGAGGTGCTTTCCGCGGGCCTCGGCCAGCTCGGAAATCACCTCGGCGTAGCGCGTTTCGCCGGTGTATTCAGTGCGGGGGAAGCTGTCGGAGGAGAGCCATTTGTAGATGGCGCGCAGGCTGATGCCGCACGCGGATGCCACTGGCGCAACACCTCCCGCATCGTCGATTGCTTGCCTGAGTTCGCTCATGGGGCCTCCGGGCCAATATGAACCATAAGTACATCTTAGATCGGAACTGAAAGTACACGCAAGTCCGTGGGATAGTGAACCTATGGTTCAATCGATCGAAATACGGCAGGCCTTCGTCGGTCGCCTCAAGGAATCCGCTGCTGCAGCAGGCATCCCAGACTGGGGGCTTGGCGCTCGCCTTTCAGAAATCACTAAGGTGACTCCGAAGGCGGCAAGCAAATGGCTGAACGCGGAAAGCATGCCCGGGCGCGCCAATATGGAGGCCATTGCCAAGGCTTTCAGTGTGCGAGTGGAATGGCTCGAATACGGCCTAGGGGAAAGACGTGAGTCTGACCAGGCAAAGCCAGAGCCAGAACCTTCGGCGGACTCATCCGATGACGAATACGTCCACGTCCCGCTGAAGAGTGCTAAGGGGGCAATGGGCCGCGGCTACGAGAACCCCTACGTCGAAGTAAAGGGGCATCTGGCGTTCAAGCGCTCCTGGATCAAGGCTAGGGGCTTGAATGCAAAGTACCTGGAAGCCTTCTATGCAGACGGCGACAGCATGTACCCAACGATCAACAGCGGCGACGTGGTACTGCTGAACAAGGCCCAGAAAGAGCCCGCCCACAACAAAATATTCGCCCTCAACGGCGCCGACGGCGTGATCATCAAGCGCCTTTCACATGCGAGCGCTGTGAACCAGTGGGGGCTGATCAGCGACAACCTCGACAAGCGAGAATTCCCGGACCAGTGGCTGGACGAGGATGACGAGCCAATGGCGCTGATGGGGCAGATCGTTTGGCGTGGCGGGGACCTATAGTCGAACTGCTCGATTAGGCAGCGGCTGCATGATCGGAATTGGAACTGCAAAGGAAATGGAATGCCTGATCGGGTCACAGCCATAGAGGTCATCCGCCAGAGTGAGCAGGGCATCTCTGTCAGGCCGTTTCTGGTGCGCGCCGACGATGGAAATCGCTATTTTGTGAAGGGGCTCAGCCGCGCAGGCGGCCCTTCTCTGATGTCCGAAGTTATCGCTGCCGAGCTTGGCGTGCTCATGGGGCTGCCGATTCCAGAATGGCGCATCATAGACATCCCGCAGGGCCTTATCGACTTCAGCCCCATGGAGAACATTCGGGACCTATCCGGGGGGCCTGCTTTCGCCTCAAGGCAGGTCGAGAATGTCAACGAGCTGATGTGGGCCGGCCTGCGAAGCGTCCCACTGGAACTGCAGCGCAAAGTCTTGCTTTTCGACTGGTGGATTCAGAATGGTGACCGATGCCTTGGCGAAAACGGAGGGAACGTTAATCTCCTCCTGGACTCACAGGGCAACCTAGTAGTGATCGATCACAACGTGGCGTTCGATGCCAGCCTGACCGCTGAAGAGTTTTGCGACAACCACGTGTTCCGCGATCAGCTCCATCACTTCCAGGACCTGGTCACTCGTCAGGAATATGCACGGGAACTTGACGCAGCCCTTGGGCATTGGGATAGGATCGTAGCCCTTTTGCCGGTAGAGTGGATCTACCGAGATTCGGACGAGATCGACGAAACCATTCCCACCCTGCTTCAAAGGCTTGAAACGCTGCATCAGTTCAGGGACGAGCGCTTCTGGGGGCAGCTATGAACTACTTCTGCAACTATTCGATCCTGCGATTCCTCCCCTACCCCGAGACGGGGGAGTTCGTGAATATCGGAGTGGTTCTGCTGGCCAGCAATGGCGAGTTTCACTACAAAGTCGAAACCAAGCGCCAGCGTGTGACCAACTTCTTCCACAAGCTCGACGCCAAGATATACATCCGCGCGCGCACCGAGGTTGAGCAGGAACTCGCGCGCCTTTCGAGCTTCTTCAGCAAATACCGGGACCAGCAATCCACTCAGCTTGCAGCATTCAAGAGCCTGATCCATCCACGCGAGACCATGATGCGCTTCAGCGCGCCTGGAACCATCGCTGTGGAGAGGGTTGATGAGGCGCTCCAATCAATCTTCGACCACTACATCAACCTCAGCTTCGCGAGCAAGGAGTACGAGGAGAAAGTGTTGGAGCGGCAGCTTGGGCATCTGCTTGCAGCTGCCAACCTCAAGCAGCGCTACAAGGAGCAGAAGCTAGGAACCACCGACTACCCGGTAAAATTCCCCTATGTGATTCTGGACACCGATGGCGCCGTTCAAGCCATCAAGCCTATTCACTTGGGGCACGATGAGCCAGCGAAGATACTCGAGCACGGCGATGCCTGGCTCGCAAAGGTGCGTAGACTCCATAGGGCCAATAAGCTGGCTCGAGACACCCTGTTTATTGCTGCGCCGCCAGCAAGCAAGAAACAAAAACTGCTCTCGGCGTATAGCGACATTGTGGATCAGCTCATCGAGATTGATTCGGTCCGAGTCGTCAGCAACGAACTTCCCGATCAAAGTCTGCTGGACGAGATTCGGCAAGGTATCCCAGAAGCCATTCATTGAAACGACAAAGCCCCGCACTGCGGGGCTTTTCGTTTCTGGTCTCTTCCTACCAGGCGCTCTCGTCCACCTGCCACCGAATGGTGACATCGCCCTCCTCTCCCTCCTCGATGTCCACCCCGTCAGCCAGGCTCATCTCGTCCAGTAATCGATCCCAGTCGGCCTGGCTCTCGCCCTCCTCCCGTCTTATCGTCAGCGACCGCGCCAGCTGCGCAGCCGGCAGCCCCATCAGTCGCTGAACCCTTCTCCCCAGAACCTCGTAGCTACTCGGTGCGCGGGGTTCCTGCCTCTTCGCTTGCTTTGCCATATCAACCTCCTGTCGCTGTATGTATATACAGTATTTGAGATTCACATCTCTGGCAAGAACCACCGGTTCACATTTTTTATACGTTCAAGAACAACGAGTTAACTGCAGCCACATAAAATATGTACTTTTGGTTCTTGACTGATATGAACCATAGGTACATATTTATCCCACACCAACGCAATCCACCGCGCTGGCAAGGCAGAGATGCCTCGGCGAAGCCGGAACGCTCTTTTCACAATTCGGGAACCCTCTGCTGCACCACCGTCGCGATGACGCTGGAAGAGGCAAAAGACGCAGCCTGAGCTGGGCCAGATAGTCCAGCCGTGCAAGCCCATGCATTGCACGCGACGTCGCTCAAGTCACCTGCCAATAGACCAAAGAAGCAAACGCAGGAGTGGGAACGAACCCCGACATGGAGAAGCGACCGAGATGACACCTATAGGAGGAACCCACCCATGCAGTAACAAGCCCAGCCGATGTTCGGATCGGCACCTCGCGAGCAGCTGCCCACATCACCAGGCCGCCGGGCTGCAGTGAACCGCGAGATCACCCCTAGCCCCCGACGACCAGCGCTGTATGCCGATTGAAGGCGCTGCGAGGGAAGCCCAAGGCCAAACACATCGAGTCCGAGCTGCTATCGGCAGTGGTGAGGACAGCACTACGCCGCGCGAGACGCCAGTAGCTGAGCGCGGCGAAGGATTTCTCAGATGCCCTTCGCAAGAGGGGCATCGAGGAAATCAAACAGGAGAACACCATGAGCAAGTCATTTCCAATCACTAACGAGATGCGCGCCAAGGTAGCCGACGAGCTCACCGTGAAGGCGGTCTCCAAGCATGGCCAGCGCCTGGCCAAGGCGCTCCAGAAGCTCAACGCGCTGTACTGGGACAAGCATCTGACGGCTGTTGATGCGCTGTTGCAGATCGACCGTGCTCGCTGGCCTGAGCTGATCGCCGCCGGGGTTCTCCAGGCGACCGCCAGTGTGATCCCGCGAATTGCTCAGAAAGGGAGTCTCGCCTCCTTCACCAGTCGCCGTTCGGATTCGCGCGACGCCGTGATTCGACGCCTAGTGCTGAACAGCCCGGCCTACAGCACCGTCAGCCAGTTCGTGAAGAAGGAAAGCCGCTACAGCAGTGAATCGGACGCGCTTTGGTTCGTCAGCGATATCGGCTCCGTTCCCCGTCTGAACGACATGGAAGTGATCGAGGCAAACGAGATCATCGCCAAGCAGGCAGTCAAGTTGCACGAGGATCTGAAGGCGGTTTTCGACGCCGCTGACAAGTTTCGCAGTGACGTCGAGTCGATACTGATGAGCTGCCGCACGTCTCGCCAACTGGTCGACCTGTTCCCGGAAGCTGCCGCCCTACTCCCGCAGCCGGTGAAGACCGGTTCCGAGTTGGCCCCCATCGAGCTCGTCGACTCCGTTCGCGGAATGCTCAACAAGGGCGTTCCGCCGATCAGCAAGGCGGCATGAACCCGATCACCTGGCCCAGCCAGGGCGCATCGGAAAGAGACGAATGCGCAGGCTGATGCGCGATAGCGGTAGGCGAAACGCTTAAACAGGGTCCGTTATGTCGGGGCGCTACCCGATGCCAAGGCCGACAAGCCGGAGATCAGCACCGGCCAGACCGCTCCCCCATGGCTCCGCACAATCAGGAGAAAGAGATGAGCAACGAACGCGAGCCGCTTCCACGCGGTGACGACGATATGAGTCTGCCCGAAGGTAAGACCTGCGCAGACTGCACGCACTGCCGGCGCTGCACGCTGATGTTCGGCCACATCCCGGCCGATGAGTCCTGCGACTGGTCGCCGTCTCGATTCACACCCAAAGCGCAGGCCACCGCCTAACCGCGCCCTTGCGCATACACACACTGGAGGCGAGATCATGCCGATCTATGCAGTCACCGTCCTTGCAATGGGAACCGTTTTGGTTGAGGCAGAGAACGAAGATGAAGCCGGCCTGATGGCGATGAGCGAAGTCGACGCGGGCGACCTTGAAGTCATGAGCGGAGAGATCGACAGCGTGATCCAGCCCGAAGAACTTGAGCGCTACAAACGTCACGGCAACCTCGTGCTGATCGACGAAGACTGACTCCCCCGACAAAGACGCCACCTCTTAGCCCGCTTCATGCGGGCTAATTTTCGCCCTCTTTCGCATGCCGACGCATCGCCGGCAGACGAAAGCGCGCACCAGCCCTCGGCCAAGGGCATCCACGCACTTCAAAGGAACGCACCATGACCCGCAAGAAAAAGACCGAGGCTGCTGAAGAGGTTGTTACCTCATTTAAGGGCTTCAATCAGGATCTGACCTGCCGCGGCTACCAGTTCGAGATCGGCAAGACCTATGAGCACAAGGGCGAAGTTGAAGCCTGCGCTTCGGGTTTCCACGCCTGCGAATATCCCCTGGACATCTTCGGTTACTACCGCCCTGCCGGTAGCCGCTTCGCACTGGTCGAGCAGTCCGGCGACCTGAGCCGCCACGACGACGATTCGAAGGTCGCCAGCCGCAAGATCTCCATCAAGGCCGAGCTCACCATCGCCGGTCTGGTGAAGGCGGCCATCGAGTACACCACCAGCCGCTGCACGCCAGTTGATCCTGAGTCGCCGGCGTCGAGCACCGGCGACTACGGCGCGGCGTCGAGCACCGGCTACCAGGGCGCGGCGTCGAGCACCGGCACCCGCGGCGCGGCGTCGAGCACCGGCGACTACGGCGCGGCGTCGAGCACCGGCAACCGCGGCGCGGCGTCGAGCACCGGCAAGCACTCGGTGGCGATGGCCGCCGGCATCGAAGGCAAAGCCAAGGCATCCGCCGGCAGCGCCATCGTTCTCTGCTACCGCGACACCGATGCGTGGGGCGATGACTACGCCCGAATCGTACACATCAAGGCAGCCATCGCCGGACAGGACGGCATCAAGCCGGATGTTTTCTACGTTCTCAATAAGAACGGTGAGTTTGTGGAGTGCGATTAATGAAAACCGTAGAAGAACGTTTCTGGGAGAAGGTCCCAAACAGGCCAGAAGAAGGGTGCTGGGAATGGGGCGCATCAACTAAGCCTGAGGGCTATGGACAAATGAACGTGAATGGCCGCCCGGCATTTGCGCACAGAGTTAGCTTCGAGATCGCGAATGGACCAATCCCCGCTGGGATGTTGGTGAGGCACAAATGCGATAACAGCCTGTGTGTTCGTCCTGATCATCTGGAGCTCGGAACGCAGACCGACAACATGCGAGACATGATTTCCAGAGGGAGAGCCAGACATCCAGGACAGCCAGGAGAGCTCAATCCTGCCGCCAAGTTAACTAATGCTGAAGTCTCTGAAATTCGCTCGGACACGACTAGAAGTCTGTCTTCACTGGCGCGCGAGCATGGTGTCTCGCCACAGCGGATTTCGCAAATACAACAGCGCAAAACTCGCCATCAGCTGAACGCCAAAGGCGAGTTCGTCGAAGTCGACGAATGACCAGAACAGCGAACGAGTCGAGGGGCTTGATCAGCCAGACCTGACGCATCCGGGCAGCGCCGGCGTTCGCTCCTAATTCCGAGGAATTAGCCATGACTTACACAATAAGCATCGAGCAGTACGAACTGACGGTGGAGATCACCGATTACTCGCCGGGCCGCGCAGGCAAGTACAGCGGTCCCTGGGAGGATTGCTACCCCGATGAGCCGGAAGAACTGGAGTTCGAAGTTGTTTCTGGCCTGGTCTACGACGAGGACAACAACGTCGAGGACCTGGGCCGCAACGGCTGCGCATCAGTGGCTGAGATGTACGCCGAAGACATCGAGGCGCGGCTTCTGGATCGGCTTCGGGAGGATCGCGACGACGATGACTACGATCGCGGCGATGACCGCGACTGGGAGGCAGCATGAAGCCCTGGCAGGTAATAGAACGGCAGATCGAGCTTCTGCGCGCGGCCGGCGACCGTACTGCGCTGTCGGCAAGCTGGGTGATGGGAGCCATCGAAATGGCCGAGGTCTGCCAGGTCATCACCTACGGAGACGGCATCAAGTTCCGCGCCGACGTCCACGACATCGAGAAAAAGCACTGGGACAAGGTGCTTGGGAGGGTGGCATGAGCTACTTCATCGAAACCAATCTGCCAATACCAGATGCGGACGGTTGCGGACAGGGCACCGATTGCCTCCGCCTTGATGCAGTTGCACGGGCCAACAGGCCGCCGGCAGTTGGCGTGGTCGATGCCAGTAATCTGGCCCAACTGGATGGTACTGATCTGTTCCAGTGGTACGGACGCCGCAGCAGCGGCTACTGGACGCCGTTCGGCAAAGTCCTGCAGATCACCGACGAAGGGATTCAAGCGCTCCGCGATGAGCTGACAACCTGCGCTGACTACAAGCGCAGGTACATCGAGTCACTGATTTCGCGGCTGGTGAAAGCAAAGGAGGCTCCATGCACCTGATAGCCCCAACCTTCCCCAAGCTAATCCAAAGCCTGCAATCCGCGGGCTTTTTTACGCCCGTCTTCCGGCGCTCGCCGTTCAAGCAGGCTGGCATGTGGCGATGCGAGGTGATGCCATGAACCTCGGACGAGTTCCCTGTGACGGCTGCACCCACTGCTGCAAGAACGAGCTTCTGGTTCTTCACCCTGAGATGGGCGACCGACCCGAGCAGTACGAGACGCAGCAGGTGAAGAATCCCATCACCGGCCAGCAAGTTTTCGCGCTCAAGCAGAAACCGAACGGCGACTGCATCTACCTGGGCGACGACGGCTGCACGATCCACGGCAAAGCGCCTGCGATCTGCCGTGAGTTCGACTGCCGCGCGCTGTTTATCCGCGCCGGATCACGCAACGAACGCCGCCGCCTGTTGAAAACTGGACTGCTGACCAAGCACGTCCTTGAGGCTGGCCGTATCCGCGTTCACACATTGGAGGCATAGCCATGCTCCGCAAAGCCCTCCGCAACGGCCTGATCCTCGCCATCGTCGCCATGCTCCTGTTCTTCAAGGCCATCGAGTTCGCTGACTCCATTACGGGGCGGTACAGCATCGAGTCGCCTCAGCACCCAATCACGCCCCCGTCCGCAGCGGGCCGGTAAACCGGATATCTGCGGCTGGATCAGCCGGATAGTGCCAGGTGTGAAAACCCCGGCAGCCAAGGCCCGGAGCGCCCTTTTCTACGCCTGAGCGACTTGGCCGAGTGGCGCCGTAAGCGCCTTCCCTTCTTTCAACTGGCTGCGCGATGCGCGGCAAGGATAAGCACGCGTGAACGCAGCGACTGAAATTGCCCTGGTACCCAAGGAAAACGCCCTGCAGGTCTACAGCGCCGAGAACGGCCTTGATCCGTACCTGCAGCAGATTCGCACAGAGATCGACGCCTTCGATCCGGACGTAAGCACCCGCAAGGGGCGCGAGGCCATCGCCTCAATTGCGCACAAGGTGGCGCGTTCCAAGACTGCCCTGGACAACATCGGCAAGGAACTGGTGGCCGACCTGAAAGAAGTCCCGAAGAAGATCGACGCCGAGCGCAAGCGTATGCGCGATCTGCTGGACGCCTGGAAGGATGAGGTGCGCCGGCCGCTGACCGAGTGGGAAGAGGCCGAGGCGGCGCGAGTGGCTCGCCTCGAAGGAATCGTTCAGAACCTGCGCGACCGGGCTCAGGTAGGCGATGCAAGCGCTGCTGATATCCAAAACGATATCGACATTCTCGATTCGTACAAGGTCGACAGCACGCTCGAAGAGTTCGAAGCCGAGGCGCACCGTGTGAAGGCTGCCAGCCTTGCCACCCTGCGCGAAGCCTTGGCCGTCCGCCAGAAGTACGAGGCCGAGCAGGCCGAACTGGAGCGCCTGCGCGCCGAAGCTGCCGCCCGCGAGCAGAAGGAGCGCGAGGAGCGTATTGCCCGCGAAGCGGCTGAAGCTGAGCGCCTCGCCGCCGAACGCCGAGCCCAGGAAGAACGCGACGCCACCACTCGCCGCGAAGCAGAAGCCAAGGCCGCCGCTGAGCGCCGGGAACTGGAGCTGAAGCTGCAGGCCGAGCAAGCCGAGCGCGAGAAGGTGGAAGCACAGCGCCGTGCCGAACAGGCAGAGCGGGACGCCCAGGCTCGCGCCGAGGCAGCCGCCGCAGCAGAGCGCCAGCGCCAGGCCGATGAACAAGCTCGTATCCAGGCTGAGACAGAGGCTCGCGAGAAGGACAGAGCGCACAAAGCAAAGATCATGGGCGAAGCAAAGGATGCCCTGATCTCCATGAACATCTCCGAGGAACTGGCAAAGGCAATCATCCTGAAGATTGCCCGGCGTGAAGTTCCCAACGTCACCATCAATTTCTGAGGTCGCCATGAACGAGGTTATCGAATCCCCCTCCAAGACCATCGCCAACGCCCCTGCGCTGGCTGCCAACTCCCCCATGGGAATGATGCTCGCCGCGGTGCAGCAAGGTGCAACGCTGGAACAGGTCGAGAAGATGATGGACCTGCAGGAGCGCTGGGAGAAGTCTGAGGCCAAGAAGGCCTACGACGCCGCCTTCGCCAATTTCAAAGCAGAGGCCGTGGTGATCATCAAGGGTAAGGACGTCACTGACGGGCCGCTCAAGGGCAAGAGCTACGCCGAGCTGCACGACGTGGTCAACGCCGTAACCCCTGCACTTTCCAAGCACGGCCTGTCCTCATCCTGGAAGCTCACCAAGGACGACAAGGACTGGATGGAGGTGACCTGCTACCTGCGCCATGTGGGCGGCCATGAGGAAAGCGTCAGCATGGGCGGACCGCCGGACACTGGTGGCGCGAAGAACGCCATCCAAGCTCGGGCCAGCACTAAGACCTACCTGGAGCGCTACACGCTGAAAGCAATCACCGGTCTGTCCGAGCAGGGCGATGACGACGACGGCCGGCCGCCGAAGGCACCCAAGCTCATCACCCAGGTCCAGTTGCTGCGTCTGCAGGCTGTCCTATCCCAATGCAGTCCCGGCGCTCAGAAGAAGTTCGCAGCCGTATGGCCCGATGCCTCGCAAATCCCCTGCGACCGAGTCGACGCAGAAATCGCGGCGCTTGAAGGTGCCGCCGCCAAGCATAAAGCACGCATGGCCGCACAGGCCCAGGAGTGAACCATGCAAATCATTCGAGGCATCGAGCAAGGCTCCCCCGAGTGGAATGCGCTGAGGCTCGGCATCATCACCTGCAGCGAACTGGACTGCCTGCTGGTGAATGGTAAAGGTCAGGCCGGCTTCGGTGCAGGCGCTTTCAGTTACATGGACCAGCTCATCGGCGAGCGCATCACCGAAGAAGCCGCCGATCCATTCCAGGGTAATCGTCATACCGAGCGTGGCCACGAACTGGAAGGAAAGGCAGGCGAGTTCTATGTCGCTCGCACTGGCGCCGAACTGGAGCAAGTAGCGATCATCCTGAACCACGGAATAGGCTACTCGCCGGACGCCCTTGTCGGCTCCGACGGACTGGTCGAGATCAAGACCAAGCTCCCGAAGTTCCAGGTCGGCGTGATCCTTGCCGGCGAAGTTCCGAAGGAGCACATCGCGCAATGCCAAGGAGGCCTATGGGCCTCTGAGCGCGAGTGGATCGACTTCATCAGCTACTGGCCCGGCATGCCGCTGTTCATCAAGCGCATGTACCGCGACGAGGCGATGATTCGCACCATTGCTGAGCGCGTGAAGACCTTCTACGAACTGCTCGACGAGCGCATGGAGCGAGTCATGGGAGTCGCAGCATGAGCATGACCCCCATCGACTACCGCACTCGCCATCCGCTGGAAGATCGCCGGGAGCAACTGGCCGGACAGGTTGAGCAGTACCTGGCCGGCGGTGGACATATCACCGAACTCCCAGGCTTCGTCGAGCGCATCCCATTCCCGTCACGGAAGGTTGTCACGGTTACTCCGAAACCACCCCGCCGCCGGGAAGAGCCCAAGAAGCACCGCATCACCATCGAGGAAGAGGCGAGGCTGATCGAACTGATCAAGGTGGCCGCCGAACTCGGCCAGTCCAGAACTCAGGCCAGGGAAACCGCCGGCATCGGCAAGATGCTGTTCATGGCCCTGTGCTTCGAGAACAACATCATCTTCCCGGATGTCGCAGAGCTGGCCAAGTCGAAGTCGGAAAGGATGGCCGAGGCGCGTCGGGCGCTGGTGCCCAAGATCGAAGCCTACGCCCATCTCGGGGTTGCGACCTGCGCCATCCGCTGCGGCGTCAGCGAGACCACGGTGCGCAAGATCGCCCGCGAGTTCGGTATCACGCTTGGGGTGTCGCAATGACCGCCAAGACCGCCGCCCAACGCCAAGCCGAAAAAAGGGAGCGGGATAGGATGAAGGAGGAGGAACGTCTTGCTCGCCTCCTCTCCCGCCGAATCAGCCTGGACCTCTACAAGTCCACGGACATGGCGCTGATTCGCACCATGGCAAGGCTTGGCATCGACGAGCCGCAGGACGTGATCCAACGCCTCATCCATGGCTCTGATCGCCTCGACGACGAGTCCCTGGCCGAGCTGGCCAGCCACTAGTCACGCCTCTCTGTCACGAACACAAATTCGCCATCCGCTGCACCTGCGGCGCGGCGGCGCTCTACCTGGAGAAACCATGGCCCTCCCCTACACTCTGCACCTCGGCGATTGCCTGGAGGTGCTGCGCAGCATTCCCGACAACAGCATCGACAGCGTGGTGACCGATCCTCCCTACGGGCTCTCCTTCATGGGCAAGCGGTGGGACTACGACGTGCCCAGTGTCGACGTGTGGGCGGAGTGCCTGCGAGTACTGAAGCCAGGCGGCCACCTGCTGGCATTCGCCGGTACCCGGACGCATCACCGCATGGCCTGCAGGATAGAAGACGCCGGTTTCGAGATACGCGACATGATCGCCTGGGTCTACGGGTCGGGATTCCCCAAGTCGAGGAACCTCGATGGCGACTGGCAGGGCTGGGGCACCGCGCTGAAACCCGCCCTTGAAACGGTTACTTTCGCTTCAAAGCCGTACACAGACGAGCAGGTACGGAGTATAATTCAATCTAACCTATTTAGATTGGAGGCCCGTTTATGGTTGCTGTCGTCTGCGAATGCTGCGGGAAAGAGTTCAACGTCAAACCCAAGCGAGTACGGCGCGGCGTGCGGTATTGCTCAATGGAGTGCCGACGAAATCACCAGTACACGGGCCGTTTTGTGCGATCAGATGGGTACGTCGCTGTTCGCGTTGGCGACGACTACCAGCTTGAACATCGTGTCGTCATGGAGGCGCACATTGGACGAAAGCTGGAACGATGGGAGCACGTCCACCATCGAAACGAAATCAAGCACGACAATCGACTGGAGAACCTTGAAGTTCTCAGTGTCGCAGATCACACCCGCGAGCATCATCAGGGCGTGCAGCCTTCCCGGTGGGTTCAGTGCCAATGCCACCACTGCGGAAAGCCACTTCAACGCCTCGCTGTCGTTGTTGCAAAGCATCCGCACACTTTCTGCGACCGGGCGTGCTATGTCGCAGGCGCAGCACGAACACCAGGGCGCGGGCGTCAAGCCAAACCTTGACCCCTGCATCATGGCTCGCAAGCCTCTTGGCAAGGGTATGACCGTGGCGGCAAACGTGCTGGAGCATGGCACGGGGGCGCTGAATATTGACGGGTGCCGCGTGCCAGCTGAGAAGCCCACCGGCTGGGGCGGAGGCGCAGCCGGTGGGAATACGTGGACTGATGAAAACTGCGGGTTGGCGAAAGGCGGAGATGCGCGACCTGTTAACGGAAGATGGCCGGCAAACCTGATTCATGACGGCAGTGACGAAGTACTCGCCGCGTTCCCTGACGCTCCAGGGCAGCTGGCGGACGCCAGCCTGAACAGCGTGCAGCGGAAGACACAGAACGTCTATGGCGCCATGCGGCGCGGCCGCGACGGTGAATCAAGCGCGAACCGTGAAAACGGTGGAGTCGTAGGGTTCGCGATGCGGCCTGGGACTCGGCGACTCGATGCTGGCAGCGCGGCCAGATTCTTCTACTGCGCAAAGGCCAGCCGCCGCGACCGGAACGAAGGCTGCGAGGAGATGGAGCGCCGCCCCCTGCACTGGTCGAGTGGCGACCAGAACCCCGGCAGCTTCCAGTCAACGGGTACCGACAAGACCAGTCAGAACCATCACCCAACGGTGAAGCCAACCGAACTGATGGCCTACCTTTGCCGGCTGGTCACACGACCTAGCGGCGTGGTGCTCGATCCCTTCATGGGCAGCGGCAGCACCGGCAAGGCCTGCATGCGCGAGGGATTCAAGTTCGTCGGCATCGAGCGCGAGCCCCCTTATCTGGCGATCGCCGAAGCACGCATATCCCACGAACTGGGACGCACCGAAGCCGCAGAAGCGGCAGCCAGCGCAGTCTCAGCCCAGCTCGACATCTTCAACGACACCAAGGAGCCCGCAGCATGAAAGATGTGGCGATCCTGTTCGCCCGCCAGGACAGCAACTACAAGGCTATGACCGGGACTGATGTGTTCGACATTGACCGAGACGCCAGGACGTTCGCCGGCGGCGTTCCGGTGGTAGCTCACCCGCCATGCCGGATGTGGGGCCGACTTCGGCAGTTCGCCAAGGGTCGGCCGGACGAGAAGGCACTTGGCATCTGGGCAGTCGATCAAGTCAGAACATGGGGGGGCGTGCTTGAGCATCCTGCGGAAAGCACGCTCTTCAACCACTGCCGCATGCCTCACCCTGGCGAGTTCCCCGACGAGTTCGGCGGCTGGACGCTGGAGATAGAGCAGTTCCACTGGGGCCATCGCGCCGAGAAGGCGACCTGGCTGTACATCGTCGGATGCTCGCCTTCTGACATCCCCGCTATTCCCCGGCGCATCGGAAAACCAACTCACTGTGTCCGGCCAACGCGGAGCTATCCGCGACTCCCATCCATCACCAAGGCCGAACGGGAGCACACGCCGCCGGCCCTGGCTGAATGGCTGGTTGAGCTTGCACGCCGAACCGTGAAACGCAGGCTCACAGCCTGACCTACCCCACTCCATGCCATTGCGCCACTACGGCGCGAGGTAACTCCCATGCCCCTCGACGAATCCGCGGCTCAGCACCGAATCGCTGAGCTTTGCGCTAACCCGCACGCGCATTACCAGGCCCAGTTGGAGGAAGCCCTGTTCCATCAGCAGGCCCTCGACCTGATCCGACGCCTGAAATCCCACCTCACCAACGGAATCGGCAGCCAGCAGCTAAGCACAGAGGCTGCTGAGTTCATCGCCAAGCACACTACGAGGACGAAACCATGATCATGGCAATGGAACTGATCCGCCACATCGCCGGCCTCTACGGCGGAAAGGCGATCAAGGGTGACATCACCCAGGTCTACATCACTGGGAACGAAATCTGGATGGCGCAGCAGGTTCTTGCGGAGCAGGCAGAAGGCGCGCAGGGGGATCTGTGGGCTGTCCATGCCAAAGGCCCGGACGACCTGTATGCCGCATTCAGCCGGGAAGATGCAGAGAAGCACGCCGCCGAGCTGAATGCCCTACCGATGCCTAAAGGAATCGCCGTCAGCGCTGTGGTGGTCGCCTCGCCCTGGCCGGCGGCCGAGCACTGGAAGTACCTCGCCGAGCAGGAGCGCGAGCACAACGGAGCGCTGGTCGCCCAGGCTGGGCAGGTGCCAAAGGAATTGCGCGAGGCTGTCGAATGGGCAGATCACCTGCTCTTTGAGTGCGGGGCCCTGGTGCAAACCCGAGCACCTTCGGTCCACGTTTACAACAAGGCATTCGCGGCAATCGAAGCAGCCAAGACGTTGCTTGCCGGCGCGCCGGCGCAGGGAGGTGAGTGATGCGCACCCTCGGAGCGATCATTGAGGCCGCAAGGGCCGGCGAGAAACCGACCGTGGACGAACTCAGGTACGCCGTGTGCGCGCTCGACATCCTGATGACGTTCGACCGCAACGCCCTGTTCAAGCTGGCGGAGGCCGAACAGGAGGGCAAGAAGCCGGTCCTGGTCTACAGCCCTACCTGGCAACGGGACGAGAGCTTCAACCGGGTGAAGCGCGCCATGGAGAAGTCACCCAAGGACTACCTCGGCCCGAACTATAACCCTGACAGCACCGAAGTTCAGCAACGCCGCCGGGCAGCTGCCCGGCTGTATGAGAAAGCGATTCAGCGCCGCGTGCCGGAAGGGGGTGGCCATGCGTAGGGCCTTGCTCATCACCTCCAGCATCGTCTTGCTCGGCCTGGCCGCCATAGGCGCGGCCATTGCCGTGCCGCTGTTCCCAGTGTTCGCCGCCATGCAGTGGGGGTGCAGCCTATGACGCCGGCCAGGCAACAGGCCTTGCTCAAGGCGCAGACCGGGGTGGCGCGCAAGGTCTACGACGTGGTGCCGATCCAATCGCCCTGGTCGCCCCTGCAGATCAAGGGCGCCCTGACGACCAGCGGCCACAGCAGCGCGGAGCTGTCGGTGATCCGCGCCTGCTTGAACGACCTGAAGGACGCCGGTCTGGTCCGCGAAGTCGACCGCCAGATGTTCCTGCGCACCGAGGTCAGAACCCCACCCCAGCAGAAGGATCAACCCATGCCCCGGATCGTCACCAGCATCAAGCCAGCAGCACCAGCGCCAGCCCCATCGAACTGCTCGGCGACCTGGCAAGCCAGCTGAAGACGCTGGGCGAGGAGTTCTCGGCGAAGGTCCAGGCGCTGGCGACGCGCGTCGAGGAAGCCGCCCTGACGATCGAACAGGGACTGGAGGCGAACGCCGCCAACCTGGAGAAGGTGCGCCAACTCCAGACGTTGCTGAAGAGCCTCGCCGAACCCAACACCTAACTCATGCGGCGCCGGTACGCCGGCGCATTGAGGCATTGCTATGCGAAAAGAACTCATCAAGATCAGCGAGTTCCAGCGGCGCCGCTGGGGCACCAACGGAACACCACTGTCCGGCCAGGCAATCCGCAATCAGCTCAGGGACGGCATTCTCCCGGGCGAGCGGATCGGCAAACTCTGGTTCGTCGACTGGACGGCGTTCAGCAAATCGACCAGCAACGACCTGGTCGCCATGGTCCTTCGAGGAGCAGCGTGATGTCGCCTCGCCCACGAAACAAGGCCAACAAGGGGCTCCCCGAGAACCTCTACCTGGACTCCAGGCGCGGGACCTACCGCTACAGAAGGCCGACGGATGGAAAGTGGTTCCCCTTCGGCGCCGACCGGGCCAAGGCAATCAACGCGGCCAAGCAGTTGAACATGGAGTTCATTGGCGGGGCCGACCTCGTGTCCAAGGTGAAAGGCGGATCCAGCGATCTGTTCGTCGACTTCCTCGACCACTACAAGGAGAAAATCCTCCCGCCGCGCGAACTGGCGAAGGGTACGCTCGATCTGTACGAAGTGCGGTTCCGGCAATTCAGGAAGGCCTGGCCCACCCAGGCGGTCAACGAGATCACCATCCGCATGATCGCGGACCTGCTCGACAGCCTGACACCTCGGGCAGCAAACCAGGCCCGGGCGCTTCTGGTCGACATATTCAACCACGCCGTGGCGAAAGGCCTGTGCCCGGACAACCCAGCCATCTGCACAATTCCGAAGATCGAGAAGAAGCAGCGCAAACGGCATACCGTAGAGGGGCTGCGGGCAATTCGCGAGAAGGCGCCAGCCTGGTTGCAGAATGCGATCGACCTGGCGCTGATCACCGCCCAGCGCCGGACCGACATCCTAGCCATGCGATTCGACGACGTTCGCGACGGATTTCTGTACGTTGTTCAGCAGAAGACGGCCAAATCCAGCGACGCGGCCTGGATTCGCTTCCGGGTGACGCCCGAGCTCCAGACCGTGCTCAGCAGGTGCCGGGACAACATCCCGTCCCCCTTCCTGATTCACCGCAGGCCAGAACGGAAAAAGCAAAAGCAGGCCGAGCAGAAGGAGCACTGGACGAAGATCGAGGAGCGCTACCTGACCAGGGCCTTCAAGGAAGCCAGGGACACGGCAGGCTGTTATGCGGGGTGGAGTGAAGAGGAGATGCCGGGCTTCCATGAGGTCAGGGCGCTGTCGCTGCACCTGTACAAGAAAGCCGGAAAGGACGGTCAGAAGATCGCCGGCCATGCCAGCGAGGAGATGACGAAAAACTATCAGCGCGACCACGAAGAAGTGGTCTGGGCGGACGCGATTCCGGACCTGGATATCAGCGAATTCGCCCGATAG